CATCAACGTCGGAGTCATTGCTATTATCGTCAGTGCTAAAACCAAGGGCGCGACAACCCTCTCGAAAAGCATCAAAGACAGGTTTGCTATTAAGTGCGCCATATTGTGTCCATAAACTAAATTTCATCTGTTAAATACCATATAGCATATTTACACGAGGAACACAATGTCAGCAATAACTGTGGTAACAACATTTCACCCAGCAGGGTTAACAACATATGGACAAAGATTTTTAGATAGTTTTGCAGCAAAGGTTGACAAACGTATTAAATTATTAGTGTATGCAGAAGATTGTAAACCAATTAATCCCGATCCAAGTCGTATTGAAATACTTGATGCCCGAACAGCACTTCCAAAATTAAATGCTTTTAAAGAACGCTGGAAAGATGTACCCAAGGCAAACGGTATTCCGCCGGATGATATTAAAGCAAGGCGTCCTAGAGATTGGAACAAAGAATTTAAATGGAACGCTGTACGCTTTGCTAATAAGACATATGCAGTGTATGACGCTTGTGAACGTAGCAAAGGATGGTGTGTATGGATGGATGCAGATAGCTTTATCCACAGTCCTTGGAGTTACGAAGAGTTTAAAGATCTACTTCCTAGCAATGCTTATATTACATATGTTGGTAGAGGTAAAGGATCTCAGACTTGGCCGGAGTGTGGGTTCTACGGTATGAATCTAAATCATCCTGTGTGTCATAGTTTCTTAGAAGACTTTGAGCGTATGTACGAAGATGCTGAGAACGGTATCTTTACCTTAGAAGAATGGCACGACAGTTATGTGTTCGGTGAGCTACTAAAGAAGTATAGTGAATTTCCATCGCATGATTACAGTGCAGAAATGTATCTTAAAGAAGCAAAGACTGGTGGAGGCGGACATCCGTTAATTAATGGTCCACTAGGCAAGTGGATGGACCATATGAAGGGTGTTCGTAAAGAAGAAGGTCGTAGTCGGTCAAAAGACATCATGGTAAATAGAACTGAAGACTACTGGAGTAATAAGTGAAGCCAATTTTATTTAAAGTAATGGAAAGCATTATAGGCAATGCTAAGTGTGAATTCATTGGAGAGATCGGAACGCACAAGGGAGGTACTGCAAAACAATTTATTAATTTCTTTGCTCCTAGAGTTGAAAAACTAACGTACCATGGATATGATGTATTTGACTTTGGAATAGATAATGTTGAATTCCACAAAGGCGAACGCAATGGTAAAGCACCTGTAAAATTAACTACTGCAAATATTACTTTTGATAAAGTTAAACGAAAACATCAAAATATAGATATTAAATTGTTTAAAGGATTTACAACTGATACCTTAGAAACTACTATATTTGATTTTGTATATATTGACGGTGGTCATAGTTACGAAACTGTAAAGCACGATTATAGTAAAGTTAAAGACAGTAAAATTATTGTGTTTGACGATTGCAAGATTCCCGGAGTTCGGCAAGTAATTAATGAAATTAAAGAATCTGGAATAGACGTCGAAATGGTTACTACTCCGTCAAAGCACATTTGGGCAGTTGTTAGGAATTAACGTACTGCCTCATATGACGCCAGGCACTGCCGTCTTCTAGTTCACTGAACTTCCAATGAAACATACTAATACGTTCTAGCCAATGCTGTCTGTCAAACTGTTGTGGTGATTCTAACTTCTCAAATCCAAGATGTGCTACTTCGGCACATTGACTTTTAGTAGCGTCTGTAATAAATGCGCTGTATCCCATAATAATAGGTCCAACAATGCTACTGCTATTATGATTAACAACAGCATGACAATTTTGTAAATCTTCTACTATTGTTCGGTTAATAGGGCTTACGGTAACATGTTTAATTTGATTTAATAATCGCTGTATTTGAGGAGATCTTCTATTAGTTTGATTATCACTAGGATGCAATCTTACAATAATAGGTCTGTCAGAATGCACTCGTATTTTCTTACAAGTATCTAAAAGCCATGTATCTAAATTTACCTTACCCATGCTCCATCCGCCGTTGCGTTGAGCACAAATAAGAATATGCCTACCGCTAACTTTTGTATCTTCTATTTTGATGTTTAAGTCTTTAGATATTTGTTGCCAACGACTAGAGTCTATACTATCATCAAAATAGTTTCCTGTATTAGGAAACACTCCATCAAAACTGTATCTTAAATAATGGTGGTTGTTTTGATTATTAGCGTAAAGAAATAAATTAGAATCAGCAGTACATACGTGTGTATTGTCAGTGCGATCAATTACACGCTGTCTTAATTGTAAGTGAGGTAAATTTTTTCCGTGCTCGTGCTGCCAACCTTGTATCATGCCTACATCACAATGCTGTAAATTAAATCCCCGATGTAATATTCCTGTATCGCCTGCTGCATTTACACCTTGTGTAAATTTTTTTAAGATATTAAATTTTTCTTCGCTTTTGTTTTTAGCAGGAATTACATTGTAATAACTAACGACCTTCATTGACTATGCTCCAAGCATACCCGTTCATCATCTCAGCTCGACTAAATTGACAATAGCTAAGATGTGCCATTAATGCAGTCATTTCATCTTTATCTGGAATATGCAATTTTTCAACATCAGCTAGACTAGTATTGCATACCATAGACGCACAATTAGGTCCTAGTGTAATAGCAGGCTTTCCTACCATTAGTGCTTCTAGTGCTGCAATACTATTGTATGTAATTAAGCAATGAACATTTTGATCAAGAGCTGCTTCTAAAGAATTATTTGCAATTCGATCTGTACGCACCGGTTTAAGTCTAACTTCAATTGGTCGATCAGTATATTGTTTTAACTGTTCAGTTACAGATTGAATCCATTCTTCTGGACTAGGTTGATTAAATAATTTCATTACTTTGTCACTTGGCGGAACTAATAAAATTTTCTTGCCATCTCTAAACTTCTTATATTTCCAACTAAGCAATCTATCGTGCGGGCGTTCAATAATAGGTCCTAGATTTTGTAAGTTATTCTTTGTAACTCTGTGCCAACCTTTTGATTTGCTTTTACTGTTTCCAAAGTATCCAGTATCAATGGCATAAAAATCTCTACCAGTATTCCAGCAATGGACTACTGCTTCTCTGCTGCTTTTACCAACACCTCTAATAATCAATGGTGACGATGTATTTTGTTCAGCCTCCCATGTACTTAATTTTCCGTTAACACCAATGCTTAACGCTTCTAAATATTCATCGTATACATAAGATTTATTATTGTAATTTAAATCATCGTTAAATATTGCAGCAACTTTATGTGTCTTACTTTCTTGAAATTTGTTTTGGATAATTGCCATTGCCTGTTCCTCTGTGTATCCGTAATATTGACCAGTGGGATCAATTGTTGAATATGCTAATGCTTTGATTGGTTCTTTTAAATGATCAGGCAACGTTAAATCCATAACTGTTTTAGTACCTGTACGTTCATTTACTAATTTTACTGCTGTATTATGTTCTTCTTTTAATAGGTATTGTCTTTCGGCACGATAATATTCACTTGCATATTCACAATCATAATATTCTTTAAACCAAGGACCACCTTCTGTGTAGTGTAAGAACTTTGGCTTGCCGTCTTTAGGTTCTTTATACCAGCCTACTAACCAATTCCATTCGTGGCTTAAACTACCTATTTCGCTATCTTTTAACCAACTAAATCTATGCAAATACTTGCCATCTATCTTTGGATCATTAACAAATTCTTTAGTAAGTACACTATTGCTAGGATGTGAACAATTGATTAACATCATACTTGACCAATTTTTACGTGGATATACTGTTTGCTTTTGCCCATCCATTTTAACTCCTTCTTTAGGAGTGTAGTCGTGATGCGCACACATTACAGCAAACTTATCATTGCGTTGGGCAAATAATTTTTTAACGTCTTCTAATGCCACAAAGTCACAATCAATAAACAATGCCCATCCATTAAATCCCATCATCTCAGGTACAAGGAATCGTGTAAATGTAAATTCCGTGCTAGCTAGTTTATCTTCGTCTCTCCAATATATACGATTTCTTTCACGTAACTCTTTTTGTTTTAACGGAATAACTTCAATAGGAACACTTGCAGTCTCAAGTAAACTGTACTTGCAGGTTTGGTATGCTATATCTTCTCTGCTGTCCCAGCCTACGAAAATCTTTAAAGGTTCCATTAATCTCTTCTCTCTATATCATCTTCTGTGAGTGTTACACCCATCCAAACTTCTACAACTCTAGCAGTTACATCGCCTATGTTAGTTGCCTTGTGCCATGTTCTATGAGGAATATCAATACTGCTTCCGGGATAGTATGTTTTAGATTTAGTATCTCCATTTTGGTACTCTAAATCCATACGTATAATACCTTCAACAACATGCCAGTGCTCTGAGCGTTTAGAATGGCGTTGGTCGCTTAGTGCTTTGCCTGCGTCAAATTCAAGTTGTTTAACTTGCCAACCATCGCCTTTGTCTAGCACAGTGTATCTGCCCCATGCACGTTCTGTAGTAGGTTGGCCCCATTCTTTAAGAATCCAACTACTTGAATTTTTCTTATCCTGGCCGCCTACTCCGTAAGCAAAACTAACTTGGCCTTCGTCATAGTAATGGCGCTCTTCAGGAACATTACCTTGCTTGCGATCGCCACCGTTAGCAAATATAACTCGTAGATCAGGATCGTAGTCTCGGTCTCTTAACACTTGTTCAATTGCATTTGATGCTGTTCCGTCACTATCGTCAAATGCAATTACTTCGTCTACCATTGACAAATTGCCAACAATGGCAGCACGTTCTTGCCAAGGCATAAAAGGACGACCCTTCTTTTGAGTAAGCCAATTATCGGAATTTAATCCAACTACTAAACGATCGCCTAGTGCTTTTGCTGCTTTGAAGTAGGCAAGGTGCCCGCTATGTAAAGGGTCAAACCCTCCTGTGACTAATACTACATTGTTCATGTAGATATTTATATGCGTAGTTTATATAAATTATTTTTTATGAAAATTATTTTCTACAAGTTTCATTTTTTAAAAACCAATCCGTATTTTTTAAAAAATTTACGTTTCATTGAACTCTTTTTTCTAAGTTCTTTTGTTAGTCTTTGATTAAAAGTAAATCCGTATTTTTCAAATATTGCTATCCAGTATTCTTCCGTATTGCAGTTTACATGATGATGCCCTGGAGTATTAGGAGGAGCAAATGTCATGCAAACAGTTTTTCCTGAAGAAAAAGTTTGCATAAAATTATCTAGATATTTTTCTTCCACATGCTCAACAAACTCACAACTCCAAACTAAATCGAAACTTTTATCAAATGTCAAAGGGCCGTTTGTATAATCGTGTATGCAAACTTTATTTGGATTTTTTCTTTCAACTTTAAAGTCTCCATCTACTCCTTGCACATCATATCCCAACGATAACGCTTCGTCAAGCATGCCTCCTGGACCGCAACCAATATCTAAATAAGATGTAGCACCAGCTTTTTTAAAATACTCTAAAATGTTTTTATCGATGTGAGTTATGCCGCAATGGCCTCCTAAATGTGTTGGTAAATTCATAATACTTCCTTTAAATGACTCCACATCAAGCCGTTTGTAATTTCTTCATTATTCCAAATTGTGTATGCAATTTTATTACACCAAGTACTTATGTCAATATTATAATCCAGGGATTCAATTTTCGATAAATCCTTGTGTCCTATATCATATGCACTTGAGGTAGAACTTAATGTAAAAATAGGGATTCCTTTTTCAACTGCTTCAACTGCACTATTACTGCTATAGGTAACAACACAATATGCATTATTTAGATCTTCTTCTAATCCTTTGCCGCCATTTAATGTAGTCGTAGAATTATAATTTTTACTAACACTTATATTTTTATATGCATTGTTTAAATTCTCTTCTAACGCATAAAAAGTTTTTGCACCAACCGGATGAGGTCTAACTACAATAGGTCTGTCAGTATACCGTCTAATAATTTTAATTTGCTCAATTATATAACTATCGAACGAATTGTATCCTGCATTATACATTTCTATTAATGCACTGTCTTTCTCTAATTGTCCCATTATAAGAATACTGTCTCCAGGACTATTCCAGTCAGCAAAAGATATGCCTGTATCTTTTTGTATTTTGTTCCAGCGATAATCATCTACATTGTTATTGTTAAAATTACCAATGCCGTTTTTATAACTGGTCCAGCCCCAACGTTTATAATTTGGCAGTTGTCTTACCGCACCCTCTTCGCATACTAAAAAAGGTTTGTTAGAATCCAGTATAAATTTATAGATAGGGTTAAGTTTATTATTAAGATAAGGGTTATAAATGTTAAACTGCACATATACATCTATATTAGCAGAAGTATATCTATTAGAGGTCATTAATGTATCCGGGCTAAATCCTTTTGCCCAACCTTCTAAAATTTTTCCTTTGTTTAATTTTTTAGTATTAAAAATTATCATTTAACAAAGTTTTAATTAATTTATCACCGTGATTAGAAATCCAATCTTTGTATAACTTTCGATCAGTTTCCATATTAGAATTAACTTGGTTATAAGTTTCATCTAAAGATGTTTTTCCTGTTGACCAGTGTACGTGTTCAACTACAATATCTTCACGTAATACAATACAATTTAATCCTTCGCCGATGTATTGCCAGCTGTCATCTAAGAAAAAATGTTTAGTAGCAGGATGCCCAAACCAACCAACTGCTCTTACTAAATCTCCGCCACAAACAGGATGTGTGGGCAAATGTTTCTTTTTCTGTTTACCTAAGTCATCAGGATGGGCAATTTTACGTAAGCCTGCTTCTTCAACAAGCTGTTTGTCCCAGTAGTTAGTACGAGGAACAATATCATCTGCTCCTAATCCGTACCAATCTTCGTTAGGATACTTATGAAACATTTCTTCCATTGCTGCTTTAAGTCCTTCCCTAGGACCAACAACTACTTCAAATGTATTAGGATAATCTAACGCAAGATATTCTTCTAACTTAGGATCATCGTCGTCTAATCTAACGTAGACTTTGCTACTGCCTTTAGTTGCAATATATGCTTCTATAAATCTTTTTAAGTTGTGAGGACGACCTCTAGTTGGTAAACTCCACATTATAATAACCCCGGGTTTGCTGTTAAACTTGCAGTACTGATATTGTTACCTTCTGCATAAAATGGATGCAATCTTGCTATAGTCGGCACTGTAGTCTTAAGATTAACTATCCTTGAATTAATTTGTTGATCTGCAGGACGATGACCGTTTACATTAATAAAATTAATAAGTTTTTTAGCAGCGTGAGGCTTTATTATATAAGAGTATGCACCTTTAAAATAATCTCTTAATCCGTATTTTACTACCTTTATAGGATTATTAGTATAATCTTCTACAGTTACTTTTAGATCTTTTTCTAAATCTAAATCACTATTATAAGTTCTGCTATACGGATCCAGTCTATCTAATTTTAGTACATCATCAAACTGATCTAATAATAGCGGATCAATCGGTCGTATTAAGTAACCGTCATGTTCTAGAATAACAATAGGTTCATTTAACTCTATACACTTTTGCCAAAGATAGTAATGGCTAAAAAAACATCCAACTACACCTAGTCTATCTTTTTTAAATTTTCCGTGTTTTTTTATATTTGTGTTCTTGTAATGAAACTCTGCATCATTGCCGTTTATTGCTTTAAAATATTCAGGGCGAAGTCCATATTTTACAGCTTGAAGCAAACATTCTTCTGCCATTTGACAAGAATGTTTGTTTTCTTCTAAGCGAATAATAAAACTCTTGATCACAGACTTGCGTCTTCCATTCCTGCTACACGTAGTTTAACTACGTTTGTAATCTGCCATTGCTTTTGATCAAGTGCTTTAAGAACGCCTAACCACTTGTTGCGCATTAGTGCAAATTCGTTAATAATCTTTTCATAGTCAACAACATCTGCTTCGCCATCGACATAACGTTCTACGTCACGACTTGACAAAGCACGTTGATAGTTTTCAAGATATTTTTTAAAATACGAGCTACGCAACCTACGTAGCTCGATATTTAAATAGTTGAGGATAGCTTCAATCTCTTGAAGTTGATTAAAGCGTTGTTCAACAATGCCTGGCATTTCAGCCGCCGCACGTTCTACATTACCTTTGAGTTTTACCTCTTGTTTTGCAGATAACAATTCGTTTTCATAATGCGCTACTGCATCAGGAATTTTAGAAATGTCACGCGATACGTCTGAATACCAGCCCATTATTAGTCCTCATCTTCCCATGGATCATCTTGTTCGTAATTTTCTTCATCAATGTCTAAGAAGTAATTAATTGCACCGTCTAGTACTGCATCTGAACCTAGCGTACTAGTTAGTGTATCATCTGCTACACCGTAGTCAGCTAACAAATCAACGAACCGCTCGGCTGCAAGTTCTTGATTCTTTTTATCAATGTACTCTTTAAATAAAGTCCACACTTCTACAATTTGACTTTCATCCATGGATTATTCCTCGTAAGTTTCTTCGATTAAATCAGTTGTATCATTTTCTACAACATCGTCGGTATTTACCACTGCTGCTGTTTTTTCATTGTACTCTGACATAATCATGTCCAATTTAGGACCGATCCATTGCTTACGATAATCAAGATGTTCAACGCCTGCTAAGTCAACGTACTTGAGTCGATTGCCTTGCTTTTCTAACAAGCCTTTCTTCTCAAACAATTCAACTAGACCTGAATAAGGATTCATACCAGTTTCATAAGGAATCTTAACCTGCACACCTTCGAACGGTTTTGCATAGCGTGTCTTCATTACTTTACAACCAGCACGGATGCCCATTACTTCTGAGATCTTATTGCCGTCTTCATCTTCTTTCAACTTCATCTTCTTCATTGCAACAACAATACTTGATGCATAGATAAAGCCTGAGCCGCCGCTGATCTTATCGTCTGGATCAAACATATCTTGTGAAGCATATGTGTGGTTAGTACAAACTAAGCCTACATTGTAGCTACCAATCATGTTTACAGTATTGCGGACTAATGAAGTTAGTGCTTTAGGCTTACGGCCCATATCACCCTTCATATCACCCTTTTGGAACTGATCAACGTCAGTAGGCGTTAACAGCATACCAAGTGAGTCAATTACAAACAATACTTTAGGACGATCTTCTTCAGCCATTGCTTTGTAATCTGTCATGAAAGTTGAGATAGTTTTCGCTACATCATCAATCATTGCCATATTAAGTTTAAGCAATTTATCTTCGCCTGTTTGCACACCTAGTGCATGCAACCAAGTTTCATCAAGTGCATTCTCTGAGTCAATTAGAACTACAAAGATACCTTGATCTTGTGCGTGTTTGATAATGTTTCCTGAACAGAAATAACTCTTACCTGCTCCTGATTCACCTGCAAACACAGTTACCTTACCTAGCGGAACACCTTTGTGAAAGTCGCCACTGATAAGAAAGTTTAATGCGTATGATCCTGTTGAAATCCAATCAGTAGGATCGTTAAATCCAGCACTCACGCCTGAGATACTTTTAGTCAAGTCCTTACGAAACTTGCTAACGTCAAATGATTTAGCCATGTTTTCTCCTAATATAAAAAGCGGCAAAGGCTGTAGACTTGTTTTTAAAAATACAAGCCTACAGCGTTGTTTTTACTGACCTTGACGTGCGCGGATCATTGCTAGAATGTCTTGTGCGCCGCCGGCTGCTGGTGCTGCTGCTGGAGCAGATTCTGCCGCTACTTCTTCGTTAGACTTAAAAGGAACGTCATCTTCTACTGCTGGAGCAGGTGCTGCTTGTGCTACTGGAGCACTTTGACTCACAGCAGTTGCGCCTGCGCTTGCTGCTACTTGCGGATCACCAGTACGAGCTGCCATACCGCTTGGACGGAAGTATTGACTCCAGCGATCTGCATCATATGCTTCACCGTCTACTGACGCTTCAAACATTTCTTTGATCACTTTAAGTGCAACTTCATCTGGCTTCTTAGGAAGGAAGTCATTCATGTTGTACAAGCCATGTGTGTTAATTGCTTGCATTTCTGCATCACTCAGTGGACGCTCACGACGTGCCCAATTGCTTGTGCCGTAGTCTGCGTAGCCACCTTTAGATGTCTTGTTAAGACGGAAGTCAACACCAGCAGTGTAATCTGTTGGCAATTCTTCCATATCTGGATCCATCAAAGCTGCTTTGATGATCTGGAATACTTGAGGACCAATAATGAATCGACGAATTGGATTCTCTGGCTTTTCTTCTTGTAACGGATTGTCAGTTACAAAACCTTGGAAAATGTATGAACGCTTTTTCCAGTACTTACGACCCATATCTTCCAATGAAGGATCTTTAAACCAACCACGTACTTCTGAAAGGATTGGGCAAGACTCTCCGTACATTTCCATACATGGAACTTGTACTTGTACAGGGCGTGAATCAGTTTCACCTTTAATACCTGCAAATGGAAGTTTGATAATCAAACGCTCTTTCCAGAAGAAAGTGTTTTCAGTATCGCCATCTGGAAGGAAACGCATCGTTGCTGATTCGCCTTCTTTAATATTCCAAAATGGGTAAATTGCGTTGTCGCCGCCGGACGATTGTCCGTTGCCGCCTGTGCGGGCTTCTTGTTCTTTGAGCTTTGCTCGGATTTCTGCTAATGATGCCATAGTATATGCCTCCTAAAATGTTATGCCTATGTGCAGTAGCGTTATTGCTACTAGTGCCTTTAAGTGTATAGCACAGTATTAAGTATACTGCAAACTATACAAAGTGTCAAGTCTTTTCTTGAAAAAACTTAGAAAATCAACTAGGTATTTCAACCTAGTAAATTATTTATGCCTTTTTATAGTCCAGCTAATTTTTTAATACTTGTTAAGTCTTCCGATTCTCTTCTTAGAGCTCTTAGTGGTGCATCATCATACGTACTACCTGTATTGCCTTGGCGTCTAGTTTGACGTGGCAAGCTAAATCCTTTCCCGTCATCTTTCTCTGCGCCTGCTTTCTTGCCCTTCATCAACTCGGATGGTGTAGGTGATCCTGCTGCTTTCCATGCATTGATATTTGGTGTACCATCTGGATTAAAAAACTGAGGAGCAAGTTTCATCATTTCTGCTCTATGCTCTTTTTCTGCTCGAGCATTTCTAGCGTCTTGATCTTTCCAACGTTTTTGATTTCTTGTTGCTAAGTCTGCATTAAACTCTTTACGTTTTGCTGCTAAATCTGACGGGCGTCTAATACCATATTTTTTAGCTAACAAATTTCTACGCATCTCTTGTTCACTACTAAACGAAGTCATGCCCATAAGTGCTTCTAATTCGTCAAACTCGTTTTTATAATCATCATTGTATGTACCGTTATTTGAATAACTAGGACGTCTATAACTAGCATCACGCTCCGGGTCACGACCAGGTCGATAATTAACACGCACATCATCGATACCGCCCTCGTCTATTTCCTCGTCTTGTTCAACTGTTGGTTCCATTACGGTTCCTGTCTCTTCAAATCCAAAATCGTCAACTATCGGATTGCTTTGAACATTTAATTCTTCATACTTTGCATTGATTGCTTCGATGAATGCCTTCGCTGGAGTAATATACTGTTCGCCATAGTCTTTTTCTACTGCTGTTAATATTGCTGTTTCACCTTTTGGAAACTGTCCAGTTTCACGATCAAACATACTAAGAACAAATTCAGTAACTGGAGTCTTTTGTTCTTCCACAGCCTTTTCTTCTTCAACTTCGCTATCCTTAGATTCAGCAAACTGACCCATTAGCTCATCAAAACTATCTTCTAGTTGTGATTCATAGCTTTTAAAACCACCTGGAGGTAAGCCACGTGTTCCGCCACTTTGCATATCGCCCATGAAGTAACCAATTTCTAGTTTCTGACCCGGCTTTAATGATCTTGGATCAGTGATGCCGTTTAATTCTAAAATATCTTTTGCACCCGCTTTAGTATCACCGTCATAGTTGCTATCAGCAAATCTATCAGCGATTGACCAAATTGTGTCACCTGGCTTAACTACATATGAATCAGCAGGTTGTGTGTTACCTAAATCTGACGGACGAGCTTTTGGACGAGGACTTGTTGCAGGTGCGCTTGCGCCATCAACATCTTGTGGAATTTCCATACCGTCTTGATAAATGCCGCCGTCTTCTTCACCTAGTAAATCAGCAGCAGTTAGCTCTTTAGCTTTAGTTGCTTCACTTACTAATTTGTAAATGTATGGGAACACATCTGATAATTCTTCATTAAACTGTTTAATAGTTAACTGGTCGATCCAATTTTCTTTTACATCTGCAGGAACATCTTCCATTACTGCTGCTTCAAATGAACCAATTGCTTCTGCATAATAGCTAGGCTTCTGAAGGCTTTCAATTGTCTTTTTAACTGATTTAATACGGTCATTTACAACGTCAGTGTATCCAGCTAAACTTTCTGCCATTACAGCACTGCGGCCCATGTAATTCTTGAACTTGCGGAGTTTGTTCATTTCTTCACTTAGACTAACAATATGTGTACCAAACTCATCAAATGGTTTGCCACCTTCTGCAACGTGACGTGCCATTGCTCTTGCACCACTTAGGTGTTTGAATGGATACATGAATCGTTCGCCGTCTGCGCTCTCAATGTATATCTTTCCAATGCTGCGTGTGCGTCCGCCTGCAATTTCTGTGTTAACGCTTTCAGTGTGCTTAACAACTAGCCTTGCGCCATCTACCTTTTGATAGCTTACACGGTTCGTTCCGTACATCTTTGATTCACTCATTGTTTCTTCTCCGCGATTTTGTGCTAAAAATTTATAATCTCTTTTGTCAAGATTAGACTTGTTGATGTTACGTGTATCAAATGTCATTAATCGTTTCTTGCTAAACTGTCTCATTTCCTTTAAGAAATTGTACCAATTCTCTTTTGTAACGTCATCTTGTTCTGATACAAAACTATCACTGTACATAATTTCGACGCTGTTTTCGCCTAAACTTACACTTACTTTTCCTAAGTTTATATCACCTTCTTTGTAATCAAAATCAAAGAATCGTGCATCTGTAGGAACGTTGGTAACTTTGCCTTCAGCATCACCTAAGGTAACACTTGGAAAACGTCCACGTATCTTATTAAAAAGTTCTTCTGCTATTAGATCTAAATTTTTCATTATAATATATTTATCAATAGTTTGTGCTAATGAAGATCGGCATTGGTGCTTCGTAATCTTCTATATTTTCGGCTTGCGTAAATGTATTGTAGATTCTTGGATCCCAATCTTTTAATACTGCCATCATTCTTAATGCAAGTAATGTAGCACTTATTAAATCATCTGACTGGCCTAGTTTTGCTTGGTAACTAGATCCTGTTGCTACATAGTTTTTAAGCTCTGATATAAATGGCTTACTGTGTATAATCATTTTATCATTTTCAAGCATAGTTTTAAGTCTACTACAGGCAGTAATTTTGCTGCCGTGCGTAGTATTGAAACCTTTACGGAATTTCCTGACGTGTCCTTTTCTAATTGGTTCGCTCACAAATAGACCTGGAATATTCTCTTCACCGAAATCGTTTATAACGAGAAGTGCTGCTTCGCCGATACCGTTGTTTTCAACACTCCAGTAAATTCCGTTCTGGTTTCCTGTTTCCTGCGCAAGATACTTACAGATATCTGCAAGCACTCTTATCTGCCCGGGAATAGCAGTCTGATTATGTTGCCACTCTGCAACTTGTTCGTAACTTGGTAATTCAAATACTTGTATAGCAGCATTATCGCCGCCTGTTCCCATACTAGGATCAAGTGCTACTGCATATGTGTATTCCGAAGTTGGCTTTTTATACCAACGTGTTTGGCCCATATTAACTAATGGTGTGTCACCTGCCATAACAGCAAGTTTAATACTGCTAATTAGCGTTTCGTCAAATACTAGGAATTCACAATCATATTCACGACGGAAACGTTCTTCACCAATGCGGCCAAGTTCTTCTTGTTTCCATTGTTCGTCGCGATCTGGATGTTCTGTCCAATAACTACGGAAACTATGGAAACCATTAATTCCTACTTCTTGTTCGTTACCGTGTTCATCAAACTTATCTTCTGCTTGTTTCCAAATAGTAGCAAATGTGTCTTCGTCACTGTTTGGTGTGCTTGTAAGAATTGCACGACCACCAGTTGCTAGTGTAGGAGATATTGAAGTCCAAAAGTCTGTAGCTACGTTAGGCTGTACAAACGCAAACTCGTCACAGTATAGTAGTGATATAGACATACCACGTCCTGTATTACCAGTTGTAGTAGCACTAACAATACGACTTCCATTTTCAAATTCAATTGAGCCTTTGTTGTAGTTTGTAACACCTGCTCTAATATGATCTGGACACAATTCGTAAATATAACGAATACGTTGCATAATCTCTTGCGCACCTGTATACTTGTGTGCAGCAATAAGAATAGTTTGATCCGGATTAAACATTGCGTACCATGCTAGATAAACAGCAGCACAAGTAGTCTTGCCTGTTTGTCTAGGCAACATGTTGATGTTAAAGCGGAAATTGTGATAACTTTTTAGCAAGCGTTCTTGATATTCAAATGGATCAAATAACAACTTACCTTTTACTGGATGTTGTATGTAAGCAAACTTTCGTGCAAAGTACATATACCCATCAAGAGGATCCATACACTTCATGAGGTCAGCAATCTGCGCCTCGGTAAATGTTTCCTTCTTATTTGCTTTCTTAATTAATACGCCGTCTAATGCTTTTGCCATACTACTATTTACTCAAAAAAATAGCGTCCGAAGACGCTATTGAGTTAGCCTCTTTACGGGCTTTAGTTTTTCTTAGCAAGCGCTTCTTCAAGTGCTTTGCGTAAGTCTGATTTAATAGCTTCAACTGCCATTGCATTGTCACCGTCTTGTGCTTTAGCATATGCTTTCTTAGAACGATTAATACCACCTGACAAGTCTTGTGTCATATAGTTGTGATCTTTATATTCTTCTTCTGGAGTATTATCCCATTCAGCAACAACTTCGTCATACTCTGAAGTGTCTTCAACTGCTTCTTCGCTTGCTAATTGCATCATGTGAATCATATCGTCGTGATCGTTTGATGGACCTACGTGCATATCTGCAACTGGAGCAGCTTGCTTTGCACCTGCCAATTGCATCATGCGAAGCAATTCTTGTACATGTTGCTCGCCACTTGCATTAAGTGTTACATTCATTGATACCGGAGTACCTTGTTGTTGAGGCATAGAAGGCATAGGACCACACTCATCTAAGTTTGTATTCTCTGTTAAATTGTTTTTCATACTAAAGTCCTTGCTTGCGTTTTGTTTCGTCTTATTGCCACCGAATAAATTCCTAATTGAATTCCAGTTTTTATCACCTTGTGCCTTACGTGCATCAATAGCCTTTTGTGCTTGAGCGTCACCTGGAAACGGTTTTCCTTGCATGTTCTGATCCCACCATATTTGGTTATCGGAACGTGCTCTTACTGGAGTACCGTCACCTGATTTTATAACATTACCACTGCCGTCTCGCCATACCTTTTGCTCTGGTTCAGGCTTTGGCTGTGCTGGTACTTTGATGTCTCTCATTGCTGTAGGGTCTTGACTTCCACCAAAAGCACCAAGTGCTTTTGCATCTGCATCGGCTTGTACTTTTTTGTTTAGTGCTTCTTGATCTCTTGCTTGCTTTGCAAAGTCTGGCTGTGCCGGCTTGCCTGCATCTGCATTTGCAGGAGTTGGATTTCCAGATCCTGTAGTCGGCGCTGCTGATACTGGTTCAACTTTATTATTAGGTGTCTTAGCTTGATCTAACGGCTTCGGCGAAGTTGACGGTGTCGGAGCTCCTGAACCAGTTTGTGGTCCTGAGGCTGCAACTGCTGCTTCTGCTCTTGACAATAATTCTTTATTAAAATTAGGATTGCCTTTGTGTTTAGTAATTAATGATTTTAATTCTTCTACTTCTGCTGGTTCTAACTTTGCTTCTAATAATTTACCTTCAGTAATAGCAATTAAATGTCTAAAATCAATACTTGCATTTTGTTGTTCAGGTGCAGCTAATTTATCAAGTAACTGAGTAATTCGTGCTTCGTCAGTTGCAGTTGCTTGTTGTACTGCTGCTTGCGCTGCTGCTTCATCGCCTGCACCAGATTGTGCTGCTGGCTGCTGTGCTGCTGGAACTTCGGCTCCTACTCCAGGATCTGCTGCCGGTGCTGCTGCGCCGCCTAATTTTTCTATCATCTTCTTGATAGTATTTGGACCAACTTGTCCGTCAACGGTTAGGCCGTTTGCCTTTTGAAATTCTTGTACTGCTTTAAATGTTCCAGGACCATATTTTCCATCTAATCCGTTTGGATCATGACCTAAACGTGATAGTGCAGTTTGAACATCTTTAACTTGTGCCATAGGCTTCTTGCCACCGGTATTATAATCTTTCATCAAGTTAGCTGATTTAATTTGTCCTAATTTAGCAGGCAATCCGCTAGTTTGCTGACCTGGCTGCGCAGGTGCTGCTGGACGTCCACCTTGTGCTGACATAGGAGTTGGACTACCTGATGTATTTGTGTCTGGTTCTGCTGTAGTTGCAGGTGCTTCATCTGGATTATTTCCTGCTGGTTGTGTAGGTGCTGCTGTTGTTGCATCTGCTTCATCTGGATTATTTCCTGCTGGTTGTTCTGGCGCAGTATCAGCTGCTGGTGCTACTGGCTTTGCAGGTGTGGCTGTAGTTGCAGGTGCTTCGTCTGGATTATTTCCTGCTGGTTGTGCAGGTGCAGTATCAGTAGTCGGTGCTACTGGTTTTGCTGGTGCATTAGAATCTACTTCTGGTGCTACTTCTGCTGCTGCATCTACTGCTGCCTTAGCTTGGTCGTCGTTCCATCCAAACGTGTCTCTTAACTTTTTCGCATCAGCTTCTGCATCTTCGACTAGATTAATTAATTTTCTAAAATCATTCACGCTACTTCTCCTTTAGGTGCTCCTGCCATAGGATCAATTTCGCGCTCTTTACGGGCTACTTCAAGTTCCTTTAACAAACTCATAATACGATCTGAACCAACTGCTTCCTGTGCGCTTTCGCCGCCCATGTCTTCGGTTGCTAAAAGTGCTTCATATGGCTTTTCATCTTTATTTGCTTCGTCTTGCTGAACTTCAATTGGTTCGCCTTCTGCACGTACAATAAGTTGATCATGTGTAATACTGCAATTGTCAACTAGGTATTGTGCAAGTACTTGACTGGTTGCAGGATACTTTAATTCTACATCGTAGTGCGTAACTTCCATATTTTGTAATTTTGGAAAGTCTAATGGTCTTTCGCTGATAGGTGTAGTTTTACCTGCGCTAAGTTTTACTACTTCGTACTTAGATAAGTTAGACTTCATACGTTCTGCAAAACCTTCCGGTAATTCGCCTGCTACGCGGACTTTAAATTTGTAAGTCTTTGCAGATTCTGTTAAAAATTCTTTAAATGATTTCATGACATGGGTTCCCTGTTGTTATTATTTATCCATGTTTTTAAGTTTTTCAAGTAAACTGTTACGGTCTGATACTACATATCCGTCGCCGTTTACTATGTCGCCATCTGGATTTGAATTGGCTTTCTGATCGATTGCTTGCTTTTTAAGTTGCAATTCAACCATTTTTAATTTTTTATCTAGTTTAGCAACCTTGGCATCTAAACTGGTTTTAAGCATGCCGCCTGCAACTTCAAACACTCTACTAGCATAACGACTTTCTACATTCATACCTAAGTCCATTAAGTCTTCGTATGAAGCTAATGCTTTCTCGGCAATGTCGTTGAGTTCATCGTCAGCCATGTCACCTAAGCCTTTTACTTTAGGTAATGCTGCTGTAATTTTGTCAAACTCTGCAATGTCGCGAAAAGTATCATGTTGTTCTACTACAGCAACTTTTGCTCTGCTCTTTTTTTCTTCTACCTTTGCATCATCTACAATTGTCTTAGATTCAGGCAAATTTAAAAGTTCTTCAAGTTTTTTCGTCATGCAGGTATTGTTCCTTTATATACACACTTATTTAGCGTGTTAACGTCTACCGTTGTGAAAAATGTCGTGTTCAGTTACGATGCGGAATTTGATTTTGTTTTGCTTGCAATATGCATTTGCTGCTTCCCATTTAGCAGCATTAACTACACTGTGTAATTGATTGTGTCTACTACGTCCTGCTTCTTTCAAACTAGTTTGATTTGCAGGCTTAACTTCAATTAATTCTACGTGCTGTTTTCCAGTTGCATCAACATATGCCATAAAAAAGTCTGGCACATAAATTGTCATTTTGCCGGTTAATGGATTACGATAAGGAATGCGTATTGCTTCACTAGCCCATTGTGTAACACTTGGATGCTCATCGCAAAACTTCATAAATGCAAATTCCCACCCCGAACGATATGTTGGAACTTTACCACCTATATATTTTGCTGGGTTTTTAGGATTAAACTTACCTTGAGCAAACCTAGCCATATTACACCGCTATGTTTCGTTTTTCCAAGGTAACTGTACTTGTAGTATTTTTAAATCCGAGAACACTAGTATTCAATCTATTGTAGTTTAGTACTTCAGCTACTACAGTACTTAATTTAGCTTCATCGAATCCTTTAAGAGTATCTAATAACACAAATACTTTAATACCATCTAGTTTAGCTTGTTGCAATAAAATAGATCCAGTACTAATAGCTGCTGTTCTTTCAAACCCTCTTTTTTCAAAGAATGCAATTACTGCATCAACTTCGTTAGACGCAAATTCTAATTTTGCTGTAAAATACTTGTCAAAGAATGCAGTTACACGCTTATCATTTGTTTGTGCAGGAGTTGGTAAACTACTGTTAATCATTTATAATCCTAATTGTTTGTCTAATGCAGCCATAGCACTTGGATTAGATCTAGTTGCTTCATACGCTGCTCTTCCTTCTGCTGCGGATCCGCCGCCTGCTGCTTGGAAATTTTTAATTGATTGGCGTTGTCTTGCGCTATCTAGTGCTGCTGGATTATTTTTAAGGAAGCTAGGAGAGTTAGCTACAGCTGAAACAATTCCCACGCCAGCTGCTGCTATTAATAAATCTTTTGCGCCTCCGCTTCCGCCACTTTTAGGAAAAAATGTTTGTGCTACGCCACTAACATTGATGCCGGTTGCTTTTCCAATAGCTCCTGTAAGGATATTAATACCTTCTTGACGTATGCCTTCTTTAGATAGGTTTCTAACATTACCGATTAGTTGCGCACCCTGTAAAATAGTAAGTAATGGGTTATTATATGCTTCGCCGCTTGCAATAAACTCATACAAATCTACAGCACTCGAAATAGTACCGCCGAGTCCTAGTCTGCCGCCACCTTCAAGTGATATAGGACTCGGAGTAGTGTCATAATGGTCTTGTCCAAAGCCAATAGGTTCGCCTTGCGGGCCAGTAGTAATACTATTTTGATTATAGAACACAGCTTCGTATGCTACTTGTATACTATTACTCATAGTGCCTTGGCCATCACTATTATCAACGTTGTCGTGGCTCCAACTCATTAATATAGGATTAACAAGTGTATAAGTTGTATATTCGCCTCTTGTTAGAGTGCTTATTTTAATACTTTTAAAGAATGGCACACCTGGGTTATTTACATCCATACCAAACTTGTAATTGTTTCGTGATTCTCCTTCATATGTACTATGAGGATTAACAGCATATGCTCTACCTGAATCCTTTTGCTGATTACCATCAGCAAAATAATATCTATAATATGCTTGTAATAGTGCAGTAGTTATACCTTCATTATCATCATGCAATTCTATATTAACAGGCTCGTAAGTAATTGCCGTTTGAATATTTTTTACTCTGTTATATTTTTTCTTTGTTTCTATTTGAGCACTAAACTTAGGCAAGTCTGCACGTTTTACTAACATGCCTATTTCATTTAGTGTTGATCCAGAAAATAGTTTTGGAGCAATACCTTTTGCTACATCTGAAACTTCAAACTGTACATGATATAAAAACTTAGTCTTAGGCGCAAGGGCCATATCTCTATCAGTGTAAAGTCGTGCGGCATGCTGCCAATCAGCAAGATTGCCTTTTGGACTTAATATGCCATTTGCTACTGAATCTAATAAACCGTTAAACTTATTTGCCATACAAATATTTATCCTTTACAATTAAGTGCTAACATAAAGGTAAAGGGAGCCGAAGCTCCCTTTTGTAGTTAGACTAAATGTAGATAGTATTAAACGCCGCCGCCAGTAACTGAAGTATTAACTGTACGTCCAATTGCTGTACCAATACCTGTGCCTTGTGGGCTCTGGATAGCATTGTCATAACGGATGTTTAGTGTAACACTAACTGGATCAGTTGAGTTAGAATATGCTAAACTGTTGTAGTTTGCACTTTCTACATAGCAACCATATAGTTCAAATGTTTCTAGTACATTAGGTGTGTTAGCGCCGTTGCCGCCGTCTAAGATTTCAATACGTGTAACGAATTTATAATCTTGTCCACTTGCTGCACTTGACTGTTCATAAAAGTCGAACTGCTTCTGTAGCTGTTCGCCAACAAGTTTCTGCACATTGTTGTTAACGTCTTCACGCAAGTTAAGCGTAATTGGTTCCCAGCTGTGTTTGCCTGCTAGATATACTCTTGAGTTATATACGTCAATAGTCATTTGTTCAAAACTTACATTAGGACGAGTTACGTCAATAACTTGTTTTGTAAGTTCTGTAGTTGGTGTACTAACACCAAAGTTTTCCAGCGACACTCTAAAGCGATACTGGAGTTTTGGCATTAAAAGTCCTTGGCTGCTAGCGGAATCTCCGCTAGCAAGTGGAACTGTAATCTTTGATAATGTTGAAATAGCCATTTAGTCTGCTCCTGTTTCTATATGTATTTAGCGTTTAAAGACCTGCAATCTCACCGGTGTTTTTCAAGCGTAGTGGGATGTAGATAAATTCAACTGCTTTAACAGGTTCAATAGCAATATCTAAATATAGTTCATTTCTATCAATTCTGCTTGGTGTGTTATTTGATTCGTCACATACAACTAGATAGTCATAAAGACCGCGTTGTCCAACTAATTCAAGTAACAAACTTTCTGCTGCTTGTTTAATCTCGTTACGAGTGATTGTATCATTCGGTTCAAAGATGTAAGGCTTAGCAAGTGTGTTTAGCTGACTACGTAAGTAGATAACCAAACGTGCTACGTTAATACGATCTAATGCACTTGCACCTCTTGCACGAGTTTTCTGACCAAAGTTAACAAGACCAGCACCACTAATAAACGTAATTGGGTTTATGTTGTTGCTGTACAATGTGTCACGTTGACCTTCGTTAAGTGATACACTTACAAATTCGCCTTCGCTGCTAATGTAACCAGTTGAACTTGCGTTAGTAATGCCGCCACGTCTTGTACCTGCTGGTGCAAACCATGGGTAGCTAACTTGATCGCTTAGTGCAATAGTACGTAGCATCATGTGTGACGCCGGAACTACTACGTTGTTACCAAAGTTGTCACTAGTGTAACCACATGGGTAGAATATACCCAAGTATTCATCGCGGCTAACAAGACCGTCGTCGTTATCCTCAACTGCTTGATTAACGTTAGTTGCCCATTCATTTAATGAAGTTGCATCTGGTGTTAAGCGGAACGGACTATCGCCTAAGATAAATGCTGTTAAACCTCTATCATAGTTTAAGCTAATCATTTCGCCGATTAGTTCTGGATATCCTGGGCACGCCATTAAGTTAAACAAGCGTGATTCGTCATCACGGATTGCATCGTTGTTGTTAACAACTGCTTGTAGCGCCTGGACAACAACCTTACGCTGTGCTTTACGTCCGAAGCTACCTGCACCATTTTCTTGGTTTCCTGATTCAGTAACCCAACGATGTGGATAATAACCAGACATTGGTGCATCGCCTGCATCACCCATGCGTAGGTTATCTGCGCTTGTATCAATGTAGTTACGCTCAAAACGCTTAACGTTAAAGCCGCTTCTACGTAGGTTCCATAGTAACATACCTTTTGGATATAGTGCTGGATCTGGAGCATCTGGATCCAGATAGTTACTGACACGCAATTCTGCAATTGTAGCATCAGTCATAACATCTGTTGTTCCGCCACTTACGCTCCAACGTGCATCTGCAAATAGAACGCCTTCTTCAGTTGTTTGGTCTGCTGTGTCTAATGGTGAGCCCCATTTCTGTGCAGTAGTGCCTGCAATGTTATTGTTGTAACGATAAATTGTTGGATAGTTTTCTAAGTCTGCTGTGCTAATCCACAAATCACCAGTTACTAGTGAACTACCATTAGATTGTGCAACTGGCATACTTGCTGAAACAATTGGACCTTCTGCGTCAGCATCCGGGAACGCTGTTGCATCATTATAACCTACCCAAGTTGTACCATTATGGTACATCATGTCAACTTCGTCTACAATTGAATTGTACCATAGTTGTCCAGCATCAGCTAATGAGCTAGGTGTTGTACCACTAGCAGTATATGTTAGAACACGCCAGTTAGTAGCAACAAATTGCTTTGGAGATGTTGCACTAGTAGTACCGTCAGCATATGCTAAGTTAGGAGTACTGCTTGATACACTTGCAACAAAAGGAGTAAATCCAATGTTGTTTAATAAGTTATCAGTGTCAACAAAATTAATTTCGCCGCCCGTTGCATGTGAAATTACAACTTTATTTTGTGCATCAACTGTTGCGCTTACGTTAGCAACACCAGCTGCTGTTATAGCACTTGCAATTGCAATTGCATCACCGCTTGCACTTCCGCTTGTAGTAACACTTACTGTTGCTGGAGTACTCATTGCTGCACTGCCGGCAACACTTGCTGACATAGTAAATGTCCATGATGCTGAGCCAACTGCATCTGTAATTACTGCGCTTCGAACAACAGTAGCACCGCTTGCTTGTCTACGATAGATAGTAAATGTGCCTAATGGCTGTATGTCATTTGCAACATTTGTTTTGACAAATAATTCACCAATTGCTAAGTTTGCGCCGCCGCCTGTGCTATCTAAGCCGTATAATGCTGCTGCATTATTGCTGTACATAAGAGCCGGTTTTGTATCCCATAATAGTGTTTCTGCATTCCATTGCTTAACACTAAGATTTCCGCCGCCGTTTGGAGCAGTAGTTTTAATCCAGACACTGCCAGTTGGACGACTAATAGTATCTGCAATTTTAAATTCAGGAACACTAGTGTGTGCTGATACTTGTACTGCTGGAGGATAATATGTCCCAGCAGTAAGACCTAATTCTGCTAATTTATCAGTATCTCCGCCAATTGCAATTGGGCCGCCGCTTGTACTGTCTTCTGCACCTGAGCTAGTACCATCACTGTAAATTTCTAAAAATCCATCAACGTTTGCTGCTGAAATTCCTACAGTTGCTAAGAAACTAGTAATAGAACTTGCAACATCAGTAACTGTATTTGCACCAACTGAAATAGCAGTACCGTTGATTGTAATATCAGCAGCTGGGCTAGTTAGTGTAGGATTTGCTACTGTACTTTTAACTGTTGGCCAGCTGCGTGTCCATTCGTCACTTCCTACTTCAACCCAGTCACCTAATGAATTCTTATACCAAGTATGATTTAATGTAGTTACTGCAACAATTGCATAATCACCAATAGCACCTGTACTTGCAAGTGGAGTATAATCGCCGCCGTCAAAATCTACAACACCGTCAGTAGTAGTAATTACAATAGGAGTCTTAGTTGTAAATGTTTGGCCGCCAGTTGTAGTAACTGGTGCTCCGTTCCATTGTTGAATACCGTAACGTGAACTTGTGGTATCAAACCAATAAGTTCCTGCTAATGGGTCTGCACTAGGAGCAGTAGCAGTTGGTTCCAATTCGCCTAAGTCAATGTCTGCACGTACTACCCACGCTCTGTTGCTAACACCTAACAAACTGTATGCTGCCTGCAAGCCGTATTCATTAAGTTCGCCACCGTGAATTGGATTGTTGTTTGCATCAATTTGGAACAGTGGATCACCAAATGTGTCCGCTAAATCTCGTTGTGATGTGAGCAAGTAAGGTTTACCTGCGTTAGCTGCTAGTGTACCTTGTGCGGTTCCTGTTCCAGCTGCATTAGTTTTATTACTTGCAGTTGCAACAAATACCATTGGTACTGTACCTGGTTCAGCCGGAGTGTAGAAACTCTCGTCAATTACGCTAACCTGTACGCCTGGTGATGTCAATGCCATATCGTTTTCTCCTATTGGATTGTTATTGTTAGTATTTAGCATACTACAATAAATTTATACGAGTTATAGCGGTATAAAAGGGGCCGAAAAGGTGAGGTAAATACAATATGAGACCATTATGCAAGTGCGGCCAGCGTCCTGCGGCTATAAATTACAAGAAAGACGGTAAAATATATTATCGTAAATTATGCGAACGTTGCTTGCGCAATGGAGTTAGCCACGGCGTACCTAAATGGAAGCAGCGTGGCTATAAAAAGAAAGACTTTTGTGAAAAATGTGGATTCAAAAGTAAACACGCCGAACAATTCAACGTGTTTCACATAGACGGCGATCTAAATAATTGCAGTCCTACTAATCTTAAGACAATATGTGCGAACTGTCAACGTCTGTTGCAGAAGGAAGGTATCCGTTGGAAACAGGGAGACTTAGTCCCTGATTTTTAAAGATAGTGCGTATTAATACTTCTACGTTGTTTTTAAGTCTTGCTAGATCGCCATTGTTGTCAATAGTGTAATCACACATCCATTGCTCAATACTCATTGAACTAGGATCTTCTTTTGGCAAATGATCACACCGATCGACCCAAATAGCATAATCAAAAATTTCTTCATTTTGCATTGCGAAGAATTCTCTACGATTACGTAAGCCACAATAAATTTGATGATCTTTAAACAGGTTACGCCCCAGTCTTGCTAAATCGTCCTTGCAGTAATCATGAATCATATTGTACCATTCAGTACGATGATTATGTCGGTCTGCATAACACTCTTCTTCGTTAGCATATCCGTATTTGTCTTTTAGTTCGTTAAAGATAAACAGCTCTGAACAGAACTTTGAACTTGATTCAAACTTATAACCGTAATCTTGTAAAATTTCACAAACGGTATCTTTGCCATGTCTGCCATGACCAACTATTAATAATTTAGGTAAACGCATTATTATTTAGAACTCCATTGTTCTAAACAGTATATACTAAATTATTATAAATGTCAACTATTTTTTATCCGATTAAGAATCCGTATCCATTGCCGCCGGCCATTGCCATTGAAATTTCAGTTTCGAGCTTTTCCATTTCAGCCTGTGCTTCTGATTTTAAACTTGACCCGTTTAAACTTGTTCCGCCTTGTGGTCCTGCAATAGTAGCAAACTTTTCTCTTGCTTCGCCTAGCATATATTTGCAAGTTGCAAGAGTATAATCTTTAATCCATTGTACTGCCATGTAGTCTGATAACAGTTGCTCATCTGGACGATAATTGTACACATATAACATTAGTGTTTCTTCTGTTCTAGGACGCTGAAGAATTGTTAACTTTTTAGTAGTGCTATTCCAACTAAATTCAATAAAACTACCGAACATACGTCCTACAAGTTCTTGATATTGTGAAAACATATCGTATGTAGCAAGGCCGCCCATGTTACTAGAACTCAACAAGTATGTATTTGTGTACGCCATGTTAAACGGCTCGAATACTGTACCGCCGTCTCCGCCGCCAGTTCGCGATCCAATGCTTCTACGGAAAATTTGACGAACTTCAACAACTTCTCGGGGTAATGTATATTCGTTTTGATCTACTACTGTAGGCATAAACAAATAGCTCTCTTCTACTGAATTTTCAGTACGTTGTCTATAGCGTGTCAGTGCTTTCTTTAATGCAGTTTCGTAGTGGATCGGATCGAGTTCAACATCGACCATTCCACCGCCTAGTAGCGTGTGTACGTAATCATATACTTCTTGTTTTGTAGTTGCCATGTTTTAATGTCTCCATTAGTATTTATCGTAACTGCTGCAAGACGCTAAATATGTATATGCCACGATTAAGTTTATATAAACCGCAAAAAGGTAACGACTACCACTTTATAGACAAGCAAGTGCTTGAGATGTTTACTGTTGGCGGTACTGACCTTCATGTACACAAATACTTGGGTACAGAGAATCCTACTGATGCAGATGCAACAGCAGATAAACCCCAATATGATAGTGTAAAACCTACTAACATACAAGATCTACTATTCCTTGAAAATAGAGATAGAAAATATGATCCTGACGTATACACGTTGCGTGGAATTTATAATGTACAAGACATTGACTTTAATATGAGTCAATTTGGTTTATTCTTAAGCAACGATACATTGATGCTTACTGTGCATATAAACAGTAGTGTAAAAACTATAGGCAGAAAGATTATTGCAGGCGATGTAATTGAATTGCCGCACTTAAAAGACGAATACGCATTAAATGACTATAGCGTAGCACTTAAAAGATTTTATGTTGTAGAAGATGTAAATCGTGCAAGTGAAGGATTTAGCCAGACTTGGTATCCGCATTTGTATCGTTTAAAATTAAAACAAATAGTAGACAGCCAAGAGTTTAAAGAAATTCTTGACTTACCTGCAGAAGAAGAAAATCCAGGTGGAAATACATTGCGTGATTTGCTTTCAACATATGATAAAGAAATGCAAATTAATCAGGCAATTATTAATCAAGCAGAAGCTGATGCAGCGAAATCAGGATATGACACAAATCATTACTTTAGTTTGCAATTAGATGCAAACGGCAATACTGAATTAGTTGATACTGATGCTGATGGTGTTCCTGACACTATGCAAACAGTTGACCGTCCAGGATATAACGGTTATCTGTTAGGCGACGGTATCCCTACAAACGGTGAAGCATTTGGGTTTGGTATTACATTTGCAGCAGATCCACAAACTGGAGATTTCTTTCTACGTACAGATTTTTCACCAAACAGATTATTTAGATACGACGGCACACGCTGGGTTAAACAAGAAGATAATGTACGTATGACATTGAGTAATACTGACACTCGTAGCACTCAGAAAGGTACGTTTGTTAATAATACTAATACTAGTACAATTGCCGGTGATACTATTATTGAGCGCCAGAGCTTGTCAAACGCATTGAGACCTAAGGCAGATTAATTATGAAATATAGAGATATAAAGTTATCCGAAGTTAACATTAACGAAGTGGCAGATAAACCAACAGAATTGTGCAGGGCATTACAACGTGCTGCCCGTGAACAAAGACCTGTTGCTTTAAGACTTGCACGTACTCAAATGGACAGATATTTGGCACGTTATCCTGAATGGCGCGACTATTTAGAAAATTGTCTCGGTAGTGTTGGAGGCAGTGACGGAACAGGATTATCAGGTGACGGACCAGGTTCTGGAACAACAGGATCTGGTCAAGCAGCCGGCGGCAACGGAGATGGTGTTGCATCAGGAACAACAGGCGACGGACCAGGAGGAGATACTGCTGGTACAGGTCGTAAAGGCGATGCTGGTGAAAGTCCGGGCGCAGGAAGTGGTTCTAAATCTAATAGCGGCGTTCCTGATGGTGATGAAGCAGGAACAGGAACGGATCAACCAAGTACTTCAGATAAAGCTGCACAAGATGCTGCTAATCAAGCTGCCGCTGAAGCTGCCGAAAGAGAGGCTGCTGCCCGAAGGGCTGAAGAAGCTGCTGCTGAAGAAAAACGTGCAGCTGATGCTAGAGCTGAAGAAGCTGCTGCTGAGGCAAAACGTGCAGCTGATCGAGCTGCAAGAGAAGAAGCTGAACGTGCTGCACAAGAAGCTGAACGAGCTGCTGCTGCTGAACGTGCTGCACAAGAATCTGCAAGAGCAGCAGCAGCTGAAAAAGAAGCTGCTGAACGTGCAGCGGAAGCAAGAGCTGCTGAGATTGCTGCTGAAGAACGTAAAAGAATCGAAGCTGAAAAAGAAGCTGCTGCAAGAGAAGCAGAACGAGTAGCAGCAGAAGAAGCTGCTGCTGAAGCTAAAGCAGAAGCAGACAAAGCTGCGCAAGAAGCGGCAAGAGCTAGTGAAACTCCAGCAACGCCTGATGGATCTGCTACTCCAGGTGGCAGTATCAAGTGGGGAGACTTAGAATGAGATTTAACGAATTTAAATCAATAATTAAAGAAGCTGCTGATACACAGTCTATAACTGTACATTTTGCAGATGGCACAACTAAAGCCATCACTGATATTCCAATAACAGTATTTAATTCTTCAAATTTTGAACAGTCTCTTAGAGATAAGATGAATAGGAATTTTCCTAATTCAGAATATAGTAGATTTACTGTCAAAGTAGATTTCGAACCAACTGCTGATGAAAAACAGCAAATGGAAAATGTTAATAATTTATATGATCTCATAAGAAGAGAGATTGCAAAACTATTTACTGCTGATGGTGCAAATACACCTTTTCCGGATAATATTTCTTTTTCTTACAGGGTAGGCGATTCTAATAATTCAATACCCGACGTTAAAGAAGCATTTGATATTACAACATACAATAATACTAGAGATCCTAAGTCTGACAAATATGGAGCAATTCACGAAGAAGGTTGGCCAGTATCAGTCGGCGATTTTGATGATCTAAAACAAAAGATAATTGATAAACTTGAAGCAGGAGATGTGATTGCATTAGGTTCGGCTCCAAACGAAGCACAACAGGATGGGTCATACAGGATTACTATTGCTCCTAATTCATTCCAATATAAACGAGAATTAGATATGTATAACGGAGGCAGTAAATGAGATATAAAGAATTTAGAGTATCGTTATCGGAACAAACAGCTCCAGGTACAGTAAGTGTCATGGTGTATTTTGAAGATAACACAACACAAGTCATTGATGATATTCCTTTATCAGTTTTCAATAGTCCTGATTTTATGTCTCAACTTAGAGAAAGACTATTAAGAAAATACAATAAAATTGTTGTAAGGTATGCAAAAGTAGGTGATACTAATACACAAGGCAATCCAGATGGTAATACACCTGATACTGAAATTCCTACAACGTTAACTACTAAGCAAGATAAGGATATTGAAATTCAACAACGTCCTGATGAGGTACAAGCGCCTGTAGATGATTCTGATAGAACAACCTGGTCCGGAGTTACTATATTATCTCAGTCTGAGGTTGCTGCGATGTACAATGCGCGAGCAGATAGACTTGACGCTGATAGAGATAACAAAGATGATGAAACTGGTGAAGAAGTTCTAAGACAAGATAACCAAGGTAACTGGGTAGACGCCCAAGGAAATCCAGCAGGACCTACTATTTCAGTTCCAAAACTAGGCGGCGGCAGCGCAGGTGCAGAAGGCGAAGGAGGCGAAGAAGGCCAAGAAGGTGGACCAGGAAGCATAATAGGCGATTTATACGATGCTATAACTGGACCCGGTACTAATGAAACTAAATTAATCGATGCTCTAAAAAGAATTAAGTCTCCCGCACAGTTAACTCAAGTGGTTAGATCTTATAAAGAAGCACATAACAGTAGTTTACCTGACGATATAATAAATGAGTTTTTTTACGATCTCGGAAATAATACACCATCAGTTGTTGAAGAAGTTAATAATGTAATGGTTCCGTTAGGTTGGAGAATAGTAGGTAATAGATACTCAACCCTTAGATGGGAAAAAGTAACAGGTAATTCATAATGCAACATTTTTACGACGGTCAAATCCGCAGATATATTACACAAATAGTTCGCTTGATGAGTAACTTTAGTTACAAAGATGGCAAAGGCAACTTGACACAGATTCCAGTAATGTATGGAGATTTGACCCGTCAAGTTGCTAACATTATTAGAGAAAACAGCGAAAACAAAATTCCAAGTGCGCCTCGCATGGCGGTGTATATCACTGGTCTGGAACTTGATACTAATCGCCTAAGCGATAGTAGTTATGTTAATAAAATGAACATTAGAGAACGTGCATACGATGCTAATGGTCAAGAGTATTTAAATACCGAAGGTAAGAATTATACAGTAGAACGTCTAATGCCTACTCCGTATACACTAACAGTAAATGTAGATATATGGAGTTCAAATACAGATCAAAAGCTACAAATATTAGAACAAATATTAATGTTGTTTAATCCAAGTTTAGAAATTCAAACAACTGATAACTATGTCGACTGGACAAGTTTAAGTGTAGTAAATTTAACTGGGACAGTTTTTAGTAGTAGATCGATACCTACAGGAACTGAGAGCGACATTGATATTGCTACATTAACTTTTACAACTCCAATCTATATTAGTCCACCTGTTAAAGTTAAACGTCTCGGAGTTGTTACGCAAGTCATTAATAGCATCTTTAACGATACCAGAGGTGAGATTGATCTTGATTTATCACGAGTAGCAGCAGCTGATATTAGAACTCAAGTAGTAGTTGCAAATACAGGCGAAATACAAGAAAAAATCGACAATGAAGGTACATTTATTAATGGAGTTGACATTGCAATTTCGTCCGGTCATGACAACTACGGATTGCTAGTAATGGGAACAACTGCTAAATTAGTCAGAAAAGGCATAGTAGGCGCAGAAACTTGGCCAGGGTATTTAACATCTATGCCATTTGTATTTGATGCAGGCGTTACTGAATTAAGACTTAATCGCAGAGATTTAGATAACGAAGTTGTGGGCACTGTTGTAGTTAATCCATTAGATCCATACGAATTATCAATTGTATGGGACGCTGACACGCTACCTGCAGATACAGTTATTAGTGGCCCGAATGGTGATCGTAACAAAATTGATTATATTATTAATCCGTATAAAACTAATCCTACAGATTTAAAATCAAGTAATCCTCGTATATTAATACTTCTTGATATTAATAATAGTGAAAACGTCGGGCAAGATGCAGGGTACGAAACCCCTGATAATTTTGCATACGACGGACCAGATGCTTGGAAAAATGCAGACGGTTCTGATTTTGTAGCAGGCGCTAACGACATTATTGAATGGGATGGCACTAACTGGATTGTAGTATTTGATGCTAGCGCTCAAGACGACACAGTTATATATACTTCTAATCTTAATACTGGCAAACAATATAAATTTGAAAACGGCGAATGGATATTAGCATACGACGGTGAATATCCAAACGGCACTTGGAGACTCGCATACTAAGATAATTATTAGTATGAAGACTGATAAGATTATTTGCAGTGGTGCAATCGTATATGCCCTTAATACTAAACGTTTTTTATTCTTACATAGGGTAAAAGGACGCTCTGGTAATTTGTGGGGGCTTGTCGGTGGCACTAATGAAGGATGCGAATCACCATGGGAAGGTCTTAAACGTGAGATCTTTGAAGAGATTGGTGAAATCTCTATTATAAAAACAATGCCGTTAGAAACGTTTATTAGTAATGATAGCCGATTCCATTTTCATACATACCTAAGTGTAGTCGATCAAGAGTTTATGCCTTTGCTCAACGAAGAGCATGACGGGTATGCATGGGTTGAATTCGGTAAATGGCCAAAACCTTTACACCACGGACTAAAAAACACACTTCAAAATAAAGTTAATTTAAGCAAATTAGAAACAGTGTTTAAAGTAATTGATTTACTTGACAAATAACTTAAGAGATAGTATAATTTAAACATGAAAGTTTTAGTTCTTGGTGATATAATCATCGACAAATACATCTACGGAACCAGCACAAGATTAAGTCCAGAGGCTCCTGTCCCTGTAGTTAAGTATCTGCGTGAAGTTGAAACAATAGGCGGCGCAGGTCTAGTATATGAAAATCTTAAAAGTTTAGGTGTTGATGTTGAACTGTTTAAAACAGATAATGCTAGCAGTATCAAAACTAGAGTAATTTGCGACGGTCATTATATCACACGCATTGATGATGACAAACACGCCAACGGCAATGTAGTGCTAGACACTATACGAGCAACTGATTTCTCGCAGTACAACTATGTTATTCTCAGTGACTATAACAAAGGTGTGTTAGATCGTTCTTTAGAAATTATAGAACATCTTAATAGTTTTGGCTGTAAAGTTATTGTAGATCCTAAACGTCATTCTAGTTATTATAAAGGCGCATGGTTAGTTAAACCTAATAACAAAGAATATCGTGAGTTAGGATTTGATACTTGGCTAGGTAACATTATTACAACTCACGCACATGACGCAGTACATGCTAAGATTGACAATGCTGATTATACCGCAATTGTAGATCAAGTCGAAGTATCAGATGTTACTGGAGCAGGTGATTGTTTCTTAGCAGCATTTGTATACGGTATTGACATTGGAAAAAATTACGCAACTTGTTTGCAAATGGCTGTTGACGCAGCAACTGAAAGTGTAAAACATGCAGGTACATATGTCTTAAGTAAAAAAGATTTTGAACAATCTATAGTGTTTACTAATGGCGTATTTGATATACTACACAAAGGACATTTTGAACTATTAAAACAAGCTCGCAGTTTAGGTACTAAACTTGTAGTAGGTATTAACAGTGACGCAAGTGTTAAAAGGCTTAAAGGCGACAGTCGACCGATTAATGATGAACAAACTAGAATAGAGCAACTTGAAGCATTGCCTTGGGTAGATGAAGTGTTTGTGTTTAACGACGACACTCCGTATAACTTAATTAAAAGATTAAACCCTGCTCTTATTGTTAAGGGCGGAGATTATACTGTAGAAACTGTAGTAGGGCATGACTTAGCACCTGTGCATATTGTGCCTACAGTAGAAGGTTACAGTACAACAAGAATTATAGAGGCAAGCAATGCATAACACAGTAAACAATATAACAATAGTAGGTGGCGGAACAAGTGGATGGCTAACTGCTGCTTATCTTTTAAAGAATACAGCCTGTAATATAACTGTTGTTGACAAAGAAGTTGGAACGCCTGTTGGAGTTGGAGAAGGCACGTTATTAGGTTTTAAACATTTCTTAGCAGAATGCGGATTTAAACAAGAAGAATGGTTTGATGCTATCGATGCAACATACAAAGCAGGCATTTTGTTCCCTCAATTTAATGGCGATAAAAACTTAGTATGGCATCCGTTTACATTAAATATGGATTATAGCAAATACGATGCCAATGTCTACGAAGCGTTAACATATATTGAACAAGAAAAAATTAACGAATTAATGATGTTTTTTAATATAAGTTTAGAAAACAAAGTAGACATTAATAATTTGAATTCTGCATATGCAATGCACATCGATTGCAGTAAGTTAGTTATTTGGTTACAAGAAAAAATATTATCACGTATTACTTTAATTAAATCTGAAGTAGTTGCTATTAATCGTACAGACAATATCATTAATCATCTTACTCTTAAAAACGGTGATACAATTAATTCTGACTTGTTTGTAGATTGTACAGGATTTAATCAAGTACTACAACATAGTCCACAACGAACCGATCTTACTAATAGACTGTTTTGTGACACTGCTGTAGCCGGTCATGTTCCTTACATAGATGCAGAAGTCGAATGTATGCCTTATGTAGAATGTCCAGCAGTCGACCATGGATGGATTTGGAAAATTCCTGTCCGATCGCGAACAGGAACTGGTTTAGTGTTCAATAGAAGTATAACAAGCATTGACGAGGCGAAACAATATCTATGCAAGCATTGGAATGATAGAATCACTCCAGATGATTTAAAAGTAATAGACTGGACCCCGTATTATAACAAAAATATGTGGGACGGTAATGTTGTTGCTATAGGCCTAAGTGGCGGATTTATTGAACCGTTAGAATCTACTGGTATAGGATCTATTACTAATGCTATTGTATATTTGACGCATAGTATTAATACAGGATATTATAATGAATATGATATCGAAATATTTAATAGTACAATGAATGCGCTATATGAAGACACTATTGATTTTGTTAATATGCATTACATTTATACAGATAAAAATACACCTTTTTGGAATCATGTTAAAGAAAATATCATTCCGTCAGAAACATATTTGTATTACAAAAATATAATAGAAGCCGGAACACCTATTAACTATAACGGAAAGGGTTATTTGTTTGGCGGCGCAAATTGGATTTGTTGGCTGCTGCAATTTGAAAAGAATATAGGAAAAAATAAAAACATCGATGATGATATTGCAAATGAAATATTATCAAATTGGAGCGAGACTATTTCCGACGTTGATAATAGTCAATATATTATTTCTCACTTACAGGCAATTAAATGAAAATATTAATAACAGGTCACGAAGGATTTATTGGTAAAAATTTAGCGCCATTTCTTGACAAAGATAATGAGTTATTCGGATATGAATGGAATCCAGCCGCGTTGCCTGATGTATCTCAATATGATTGGGTTATACATTTAGGAGCAATTAGTGCAACTACTGAACGCGACATAGATAAAGTAATGTTGCAAAATTATGAATTTTCAAAGTGGTTGTTTAATGAGTGTAACACCAACGGAGTAAATCTACAATACGCTTCGAGCGCAAGTGTATACGGCTCTAACACTGATTTTAGAGAAGACGCACCAAAGCAGCCCCAGAGCTATTATGCAACAAGCAAGTACTTGTTTGACCGTTGGGTTATGCAACAAAAGCACGACATTATAGTACAAGGATTTCGTTACTTTAATGTATACGGACCGTATGAAGATCACAAAGGAAATCAAGCAAGCCCTATAACCAAGTTCTTTAAACAAGCAAAAGAAGAAGGCGTTATTACACTGTTTGAAAATAGTGACAAGTATCTAAGAGACTTTATATATGTAGGTGATTGTTGTAACATACATCGTTACATGCTCACAACATCTGAGAAAGGTATATTTAATATCGGTACCGGAGTTGCAACAAGTTTTCAAACTATTGCAGAATTAGTTGCAAAACGATTTAAAGCTAAGATTGAATATATTCCAATGCCTGATAATCTTAAAGGACAATATCAAGAATACACATGTGCAAACATAGAACGTTTAAGTAATATAGTAAACATTAACTTCACAACACCAAAGGATTTTATAAATGGAAAATAAACAGCCAACACGGTTAAGCGGCGCAGTACAAAAAGGCTGGGGCTACGAATTAATTTGGGCTACTAACGACAAGTACTGTGGAAAGATTATGTTTTTTAATAAAGAAGGCATGAAGACCAGCATGCATTTTCACAAAGAAAAAGACGAAACATGGTTTATAAATAGCGGAAAATTTAAAGTACGTTATATTGATACTGCTGATTCGATGCTATATGAAAAAGAATTAAATGAAGGCGATGTTTGGCATAACCCGCCATTAATGCCGCACCAATTAGTAGCAATGCAAGATGAATCGAGTCTAACCGAAGTGAGTACTCCAGATAGCGTAGAAGATAATTTTCGTATCGGCCCAGGAGACAGCCAGACTGCGAGTAGCAAATGAGTAATTATAACATAGTATGGAGCAACGAAGTTAAGAAACAAGAGTATGTTCCTGTATATGACAATATACATAACATTGCTCCTAAGTGTGTTGTAGGGTTAGATCGAGACGGTGTAATTAATGTCGACAGAGGTACTTACACGTATCGTCCTGAAGATTTCAAACCTATAGACGGTAGCTTAGAAGCAATTGCTAAACTAAGACGAATGGGTCACAAAATTGCCATTATTACAAATCAAGGCGGAATTGGTAAAGGGCTATACACAGAGTCAGATGTTGACAAAGTTCATGAGTATATGTTTCAATTGTTAGGCGAAGCAGGTTGTCCAAGTATTGATGCATTATACTATAGCACTACAAGTTTGCGAGAAGACAATTTTGCAAAACCCAATACTGGAATGTTCAAACGATGCCAGGACGAGTTCAAATACATTAAATTCAAACACGGATACTTTGTAGGCGATAAAATATCCGATCTTAAAGCTGCATTTAAAATGAGCGCAGTACCAGTCCTTGTACGCACAGGACACGGTGAAGAAACTATCAAAGAACTAAACAAATTCAGTAATCAAAAGATAAAGAAAAAGACCATCATTTTTGACGATCTTTCTCAGTTTGTTGATTGGTTGGAAAAGAAAAATTAAAAAGTTATTGCAAAGTTTGCACTAATTGTAACTCTTGTAGCTTGGGTTTGATTATACGTTACATAATGATCCAAGCTACTCGGAAACAATACAACACTTCCTTCTGTCATTTCTGGCACATACTTGTTACCATATATTTCTGTTTGTAAATTAACCTTTTGAAAAAAGTCATTGCTTGATTTATAGAAAACAAAATCACCACTATTTTCTGGTTTTTCTAACATATACGCACAACTAATAACATTTGATCCATTAGAGTGGGCATGCACTTCTTGATGTTGTCCATAGTTGTATCTATTCATCCAAGCCTGGCATCCAATGGAATATTGTCCTATTCCGCCAATGTCGTTTACATATTTTTCAACTAACGGTAACACACTATTAAAAAACTTATCCCACGGCATTCCTGCAATCGGTTCGTTGCCAAATGTAGAATCTGCATTGCAACTCCATCCTACAGGAGTTGCAAAATTAGCATCGTCTACCGAAAATGGAAGAAAGGCTTCTTTAAGCCTTTCGTGGTCTGGCATCTTGCATTCGTAAATTGGAGTTGAGAAGATCTCATTAATCATTTTTAATAGTTACCAGTTTGTTATACTCAGGTAGATACAAATATTCAATATCGCTACTTGCTAATGTTCTAAATGCATCATCTAATGTCTCAACTAATGGCTCGCCTCCTAAGTTAAAACTTGTATTAAATACAATCGGTACTCCTGTTTGCTTATAAAGTTCTTTAATCAAATCGTAGTAATGCGGATTTTGTTCACGCTTGACTGTTTGGATACGACATGTACCGTCTACGTGAATAATGCTTGGAATTTTTTCTGCAATACCTTCTTGACAATTCATAGCATACATCATATGCGGAGATTCTTCTAGGCCGCGCATATCAAACCATTCATGTGCATGCTCATGCAAAATAGATCCTGCAAACGGACGGAAGTACTCTCTACGTTTAACTTTATTAACAAAGTCTTTACCATTAGGATCAGTTGGGTCATACATGATACTTCTATTTCCTAATGCACGAGGACCATTTTCTGATTTACCTTGGAACAAAGTAACAATATTTCTTTCACCGTTTGTTTTACCAGTCATAAGATTAATGACTTCTGTGTTAGTAATATCAGATAATTCTGCATTATATTTTTCTGCTAACGTATTAATTTCTTCGTCAGTATAGTTGTATTGCGGGCCTAAATATAAGCTGTCTGCAAATGCTCGCTGAGTGTCATCGTTAGTTAACATATGATAGCCAAATAATGCTGCGCCAATGCACGTACCTGCATCGCTACTTATTGGTTCAACATAAAAGTTTATGCCTTCGCCTTCTAATTCTTTTAAGTACCAGTAGTTAGCAACACAATTTAAGCCATAACCTCCGCTTAATACAATGTTTTTAATTCCTGTATCTGCAACTGCTTTTCGAATTAAACGCAGTACTTCTGATTGACTTTGTGTTTGTACTGCGTATGCCATATCACGACGATTCTGCAAATACGTTAATTCGTCTTTGTCTTGAATGTCAGTAGGTGTAAGTAGATATTCGTAACGACCTTCGTTAATAACAGCGCCGTTTGGATATGTAGGAATAACTAAATTCCTATCAGTTGTACGCCACATGCCGCCATTGCCGTCTGAGTAAATAGCAGGAACATTGTCGTTTTTCTCTCCGTACGGGAACAGTCCCATAGTCTTACCAGCCTCAATCGGCGACCAACCGCAGTATTGCGTAACCGCTTCATATGCCTTTGTAATGCCTGCTGTGTCGTCTATTATTAACTCGTGAGTTTCGCCAGTTTCGCCAAAATTATCACTTGGCATATCTTCAATATGTGCAGCAGGCCAAGGGCCTCTTCCTCCTTGATGTTTATACACTGTTTTAAAATTAGCAGGGTATCTACAAGTAAAGATAGATTCTAATTCCCAGGTCATTTCAGTAGTTTCACCCATTTGCATAGGAATAAATGTTCCTGCACCATCTACAATAAGTGCCACTGCATTATCAAAACCTGATCTATAAAATGCACATGCTGCATGAAGTTTATGATGCATGTGTGCTAAATCAATTACTTGTGGATGATTATATGGATCTTCTGTTCGAGAAATTAATCCCAACTTACGAGCTAATCCTGTATAAACATCGTCACCTGTAAAATCAACAGTTCCTGCTGTTTCTTTTAAAGGCTGTGTATGTGCGATAAACAAGTAATCTAATTTATCAGTGTAATCTAATATTTTAAGCATTGATGCGTAAGGGCCGCCGTCGTACTTATGTCTACTTAATCGTTCTTCTTCGATTGCAAAAACAATTTCGCCATCTTTTAATAAGCAAACGCCTGAATTATGGCCCCTTGCTATTGCTGCTATCCACTGTGCCATATTATCTCCTAATTATATTCAAAATCTATTACAAAAACTTTACGTTCGTTAATTGCAGGATAAGATCCGTGATGTATCCCGCCGTCCATTATTATTACATTGCCTGCTTTTGGTTCCCATTCTTTATATCCAATCGCATTCGACATAGAATATAAATTTCCAGCATGTGGCCATTTTCTAATCCATTCATAATCTGATAAAAATAATATTGCACTAAATCTACGACTTTGTATATGTTGATGTGCCACAGAATACGATCCTGGCGGATAATCAATCCACCAACTACTTGCATATGTTGCATCTTGTAATGTAGTACTTACACTATTTCTTAGAAAGGTAAGGTAATCTTTGGCAGGATCAACTTCAGTGGGGTATCCGTAATCCCATTTATAAAACATTGTTGATCCACCACGTTCTAAATGATGCTGACAAGACACATCTTTATTATATAAATTTAAAAATCTTTCATATTCTGGATAATATGTTTCAGTTATCCAATGAAAATTAGTTTGATCAAAAAAAGGTAAATCTATATTCATACTGCTAACCTATATGTAAAATCACACACAAACACTTTTCTCGGCTGTAATGTTGGATATGTTCCGTGCCACACAGTGCCATCAAATATATGAAGATTTCCAGCAACTGGACGATACTCATTATAATCGCCATTATTTAAAGAATATAAAAATCCTTCATGCGGATTATAATCATCAACTTCTGATGTTGTTAGAAAAAGTACAGAAGTTAGTTGAGGTCCTGGATTGTGCGAATGAAATCCGTTATAAGAGTGTAGTGGATAATCTACCCACCACGCCTTAGAAAACTCTACATCTTGTAGGAAAGGATATACAGTTAATGACTGTTTTACAAAATTAATATAATTGTTATTAGTATCAATTTCGTAAGGGTATTTAAATTCGTCTTTATAATAAACTGTTGATCCGCCGCTGTCTCTATGACTATTTTCATTTAATGAAAAACAATCTAATATATGTCTGTAGTCATTGTAATGCAAATCTAATGCAAACGAACTGTATATTTCAGACAAATAATTCATATTATACTGAGCAGCAACTATTGTCTTCTTCGTTAGGAGGAACATACTGTCCAGTAAATTTTGTAGATCTTCCTAAGCGTTTTCTTACACTATGCAATACTGCTTGTGTTTGTTCTTTATTCATATCCATTACAGCATCATTTGCTCTATTAACTTCATCTTCCATAGTAAGACGAATAGGATCATATACACGTTTTCCTTCACCAATGTCAATGATATCAAATGTATCCGAACCAGGGTAGCTAATATTGACAGGGAACGTAGATCCTGTAATCACCGTTGCTGTTTTTCCTAAGCTCTTTGCAATATGTTGACCGACACTGTCTACTCCTAAAAAGTGATCTGAACAATCTATAACACTCGACCATACACGTAGATCTGGAATCTGAGGCATTGCTACAGGAAACTTTCCAGTATCTTTTTCTTCAAATGCTACAGGAAATTCGCTCATTAAAATAATTGCATATTCTTTTTTAAGATCGTTTACTATATTAATAACACTGTTTAAATGCATGCTTCGAGCAGTAGGATCAATTGTCATTTCTCCCATATTTTGAATTCCGCGACCAAACGGCTGTACTACTAATACTTTATCAAAACCAGTCTTTGCACGTACTTCTTGTACAATGTTAAAACCTGATACCATCTCTATTTGATTTAAAACAATTTTAGGGTCTTGTAATTCTCTTACACCTTTATTGTTAATAGCAATGTCAAATGCTTGAGCAAGATTACATTTTTGATTATAATACTCCCAAACACGATATGGTTCTGGGCTTACAATATCACGATGTTTTAAGTGTTCTTGAAACAGTCCTTTGTGCCAATTATCGTATGCACGATTATGCAGTGTAGGATGTCCTTTGTAAAAGTCCATGCCGCCTTCGCATACAATAATAAAATCTTCATCAGTTTCTGCAAGTTTTTCAAATGCAGGAATTGAACTGATAACGCGGCCTGCACCTCCGTTTATAAAATACGCCTTTGGTCTTGACATTAGAACTCCTTAATTTTATTCATTATAACACTATTAGATGTATAGAGCAAGCATTTTCAAAATTATTTATAAGGTATCGGGTTTACACTGTATAGATATGGCTTCTTATAAATATCAGTATGAATAAACATATAAACAGTATAACAGTACTCGGAGGCGGTACAGCTGGATTAGTATCTGCACTCATACTAAAGAAGTCATTTCCAGAAATTAATGTAACAGTTATACGATCATCTGATATCGGTATAATCGGTGTCGGTGAAGGATCAACAGAACACTGGTCTGAGTTTATGGAATTTATGAATATTAACGCACGTACTCTTATACAAGAAACAGATGCTACCTTTAAGTCAGGAATTATGTTTAAAAATTGGGGCGGCGAAGATTACTTACAAAGTATCGGTGATGGATTTAATATTACTCACAATGGCTATCCTTATATGTACGGACATCAAATTAGTCAAAATAAAAGTCCAAAAGAGTTAGCAAGTCCGCTTGCTTGGCACAGTAGAGCAAATGTATGGTTCTTAGGACAAGAATCTACTCAAGTACAACAATATCATTTTAATACAAATAAACTTAATACATTCTTAGAAAATTTAAGTAATGATTATAATATAAACATCATTGACGACGAAATTATTAATGTTAATTCAAACGAAAATGGAATTGTTAGTTTAGAAGGCAAACAACAATTATACGAATCAGATTTTTTTATTGATTGTACTGGGTTTCGCCGAGTATTAATGAACGAGTTAGGGTGTGAATGGGAGTCATATTCTAAATACTTAAAAATGAAATCTGCAATAGTTTTTCCAATTGAATTTGAAAAAGATGAAGAAATACCTTTGTGGACACTTGCACAAGGAATGGATGCTGGGTGGATGTTTAGATTGCCAGTGTGGGGACGATACGGAAACGGTTATATATTTGATAGTGACTTTATCACAGCAGACGAAGCACATGCCGAAGTTAACAAATATTTTGGTCGAGAAATAGAAATTAGTAAACACATAAATTTTGATCCAGGAGCATTGAAAGATACATGGATTAAAAATTGTGTTGCAATCGGACTTAGTGCAAGTTTTGTAGAACCGTTAGAAGCAAGCTCTATCGGAACCTCAATACAACAAGCATTTTTGTTAACTGAACATCTTATAAATTACAACGATACCAGCATAAAAGATTATAATGCAGATTGCAATGACATATTAACAAATATAAGAGATTTTGTTATTTTACATTATTTAGGAAATCGAACTGATACAGATTTTTGGAAAGCTGTATCAGAAACTGAATTACCAGATTCACTGACTTCAAATCTTAGTAAATGGAAAAACACACTTCCTTCTGAAAAAGATTTTTCTAAAGTTACTGACAAAATATTGTTTAGTCATTTCCACTATATTTTAATAATGCACGGTTTAGGGTTATTCGACATTAATAATATTGCACATGAATATAAAATGCGAGTGCCGTATGACAAACAGTTAGAAGCAGAGCATACTATTACTGAAAACGCAAACGCACCGTATACTACTATACCGCATAAAACAATGTTAGAAGTATTACGGACTATGCGTACTTGGCCTAACTTTTAAAATACCAGTCTTCGTTTTCAGTATTAAAATCTGTAAAAAGGTTGTATCCGTTTTTAATCATTAAATCGTGAATCAATTGACGATTACTGGTAAATTCGTGTTCAATTGTAAAACATTTTACATTATATTTTTTAAAATCAAATGTTTTTAATATTTCGTATTCGCTGCCTTCGGTGTCAATACTAATATAGTTTATGTCTGTAGGGGCTTGATATAACGCTAATAAATCATTTAAAGTAATAGACAATACATTAATAGTCATAAAACTTTTATCAATATCTGTATCAATAGTGCCAAGATGCTTTTCTAATCCTGATCTAAAATTCCATCCGTAAAATTGGTTTTCATCTACACAAAACTTAAAAGGTAATATTTTACCAGTCTCGTTGTATACGCACAATGTACTAACAAAGTTATCTCTACAGTTCATTAGGCTTTGCTGAAATGCAGGATTTGGATCTACACAAATACCTCTCCATTTGTAAAATTTTTCTAAGATAAATGTATTACTTGCTGTAATACCATCTGATGCTCCGATATCTACAAAAAAACCATTTTCTGTATATGCACTACGATCAAGTGCAAAAAAATCTTGACCATTTTCTGATATTTTTAAATTGCTGCCTTCTGGTCCCATTTTATTCTCCTTGATGTTTATTGCTAAAATTCATTGCTATCATTATTCGTTCATTATCAGTTTTTTGTTGATCAACTTTATGCAAAAGATAACTTGGAAATATTAATAGCATTCCTGTTTCTGGTTGTACACTAACTTGATTAGAATTAAACTCAGTTTTAATAGATTTAACTCCCATGCCCCAACCTGTATCGATAATATTTTTATTTAAAAAACATATAGGTGCATCAGTATGTTCTGCTTGTAGATAATATACGGCACTCCACAAACAATCAGGATGCGTATGTGCTTCGTGATATCCGTACTTTTCTATAATACTAAACCAAGAATTTAGATAGTTAATTGGTTCTAAAAATCCAGCAAAGTTATTGACAGAATTCACTTCAGTTAAAATAAAATCTTTTACATCTTTTAATAGAGGATCGTCTATTATATTGTTATCGTTATAAAAATCAGTATAATTTCCTAATGGTGCATTTTCCATTAATGAAATATCTTTTTTGCTTTTTAATTTGTTAATTATAGCATCTCGAGTATTATTTTCGATAGTAAAAAAAGACCTAAACAATAATGATGAAAATATTTGTGCTGGTTCTGCCATGTAAATTATCGTCCTCTTAATAAATTGTTAACACCGATTACATCATTTGCAGTTAGTAGATTAAAAAAACATTGCATATCAGTTCCTGCTTCTTCTTTTAAATCTTCTACATATAATGCTATACTTTCATTATTGTTTATATACTTTTCATCTATATTAAATAATTCGTATATCCCGTTATTTTTTAAGTAATTATGATACTGTAATGATGTTAGATGCGGTTCAGTATACGTAGTGTCAGATGTTTTAAAATAATCTAATGCAGACAAATCTTGTTTGTCTATGTCAAACTGCCAATTTAAATCAGGGCTGTTCCATTTTTCTGTTAAGATAGGAGGAAACCAATGTTCGTTGTTATCTTCCCAAATTCGTTCTTTATAAGGAGTTAATGTAGGATCCATATCCCATAGACTTATACTATTATCTGTATCAGAATTTTCGTCTAAATGCCCTACTTTTAATCGATAATCTTGTAAATCAGTTGATGCTGTCATAAACCAATAGCAACCGATACCTTTTAATAGTTCTTGTACTAAAATAACATTATTCAATGTATGTATATAGTAGGCAGGTTCGTTCCAGAAGGTATTGATCCATTTTTTATCAAACACTTTTGAATTCCAGGAAGAAAATATGTTACCACGAGTTTTCCACATTGTACAATCAGCTGACGGAATATCAGGCCGTGCATAATCGTGACGCACATAACTCGACCATTGTACAATAACAAGATCATCTTTAGTAAATTTATATAATGCATGTGCTTCAGCTATTCTTTCAGCAATTGCACGATTGCCTATACCCGGATGTCCCCAATTATAATATTGATCCCATCCTATATTAATAAAGTCTGCCCAAGTAGGCCAATTGTACTTAGTGAAACTACATCCAAATGTGAATAATCGAGTCATACACTGACCTATATAAAAAACATTTGATTTAATCTATAAACATCGTCATTATACATGTCATCAGTTATGTATGCTGCATGATAAATGTTTGCTTGATATATAACCATTCGATTATATTTCATTTCTGTCATGTGATGCATTTTCCAATCACCCATATCACCATTTACATATATGTCGGTAGGTTTCCCGTTATCAGCTTTATATAAGCCAAATTCAGTTCCGCCTGTTTGCCCATCAAATGAATAAAATCCTGTTCCACCTTTACATTCTTCCGGAGTATTTAAAAATACCATTGCTGCAAATGCTGTAGGATATGGGCAATCTATGTGCGGCGGGCGCGGCTCTAAAAATTTGGTATGCATAATATTAACAATAAATGTAGAATCACGAAACACATCGTTAATATGATTAGGAGGAAATTGAAAATGTTGTTCTGGATATACTGTTTGTAGTATATTGTCAAATATAGGTCCCATATGATCCATTAAGTAAAATGCATTTATCCTGGGACCAGGTAACCTTGTGCGAATTCTTTCATTTATAGACGGCGGAATTCTTAATGCTAAATCTCTAACTTGGTCTGGATTTTTATAAAAGTTATCTACAGTAACAACTTTAGTTTCATTTGGACCAAATGTTTCAACATTTACTTTTAAATCTTCATTAACTGCAAACGTTTCTATTTCGTCTATAAAATATTTTTTCATGTACTATCCAACTCTACTTATTGAGTATTTATGGAATATAGGATGTACATTCGTTAAAAAAGGAGAGCGGAGCCCTCCTTTTATTTATAGCAGTATAAGATTATACTTCAGGATCATCCACAGGCATTGTAGGGAACATTTGTGCTGCAATATACGGAGGGAACTCTGCTAATGCAGTTGGCAAGTCTCTTAACAACTGTCTGTATGTTTTCCATCTATTTTTTAATTCTTCAGGCATATCGTCTGAAAACGCACCATCAGTATCTGCAAGTGCTTTGTTACGTACTTTTTTAATGTCGTCCCATGTCATATCTATTTTAATGTCTGTAGCCCAATCATGTACTGGAACATGGAACTCTTTAGTATCAAAGTCGTATGTAATGTTAAATTCATCATATACGTCACGAGGTTCATATTCTGTTGGTTTTTCAATATTTAGATATCCTTCCGGGCTTGTGAAGTACGGAACCCAAGTACGGTTTGCTCTAAACTCAACTTGCGTCGAATCTCCCTGATCATTAGCTATTTCACATAGTAGACCGTTTTCTTCAAGTGAACAATCGATGCAAACTCTTTCAACATTAAGAGGAGTAGGCCTCTCGAGTTCTGCAGGATATACCAAACACCATCCGCTTTCTTTACCTGTATCTTTGTCAATTTCAAATGTCAGGTAACGCGGGCCGCGATAAGTGAATGTATCAGTATAACCTTTTTCAAATGTGTTTTCTCTAAAATCGTCAGGGATTTTATAAGTGAAAGTTGTTTCACACATTTCAACTTCTGAGATTACTACTTCATTTTCTTCTGGCATTTTTTAACTCCTTAACATAGTTATATTTATGTTTATCTTTAAGCATATGTAATTCTTACTATTCCTGAGCCGCCGCCCTGGCCGCCTGCACAACATTTTGCGTTATTACCACAATATGAGCTTAGGCCACTCGTTCCACCTGTTCCTGGAGGTGCTGCGTAACAACCACAAGTACACCAAGATTCAGATGCGCCACTTGCTCCTGATAATCCAATAATCGGAGCTTGTCCTGTCCATTGCATAACCCTCCAACAGTGACACCCGCCGTGACCTGGTTTCATTCCGACAGTACCCATCATTCCAAAATCAGAGCCAAACATTCCGCAAATATTACAGTTAGCACACCCCTGTGTATGATGTCTTGGTCCCCAAGCATCACCATTACACATCCATCCGCCACAACCACCAGTAACACAGAAGTTACTTAGATTGTGTCCATTTACGTATGAACGACATCCCATACCTGCACTACAAGTATGCGATTTATTACAAGGCCAAGTTCCTCCAGCACACACGGTATATGTACATCCAGGGCTTGTTGATATCGTTCTAATGGCGTAGTTGCCTCCAGCGCCACCAATTGAGAACGAACAGCAGTTACAACAGGTGTGACCTGCTCCGCCGCCCCCACCTGACCAAATTTCAAAAGTAACTCTACATACTTTTGATGGCACAGTAAATAAACAGCATGCGCCGCAATATTGACAACAACATCCTCCAGCGCTTGCACACTGGTGACATTGCATCATTCTACTATTATATATCCAAACAGTGTTATATCTAACACCTGCACCATTTGCTAATTGATTCGAATTAACAAAATTATCTGGTATTTGGTCTGTTTTTAGCTGTTTATAGCTGTCATACGTTGCCATTTATTTTTTCCTTGTTATGCATAAGTAATTTTTACTATTCCGCTTCCGCCTTGACCTATGCCACCTGCACAACATTTTGCATTGTTATTACAGTACGAGCTTACGCCACTCATTCCGCCACCTGCTGGCCAGTTTACGTAACAACCACATGAACACCATGCTTCTGTTGCTGCGGTGTGTTGCATTTTTCCAATAAGTGGTGCTGTTCCTGTAAAGCTACCGTCTGCTCCTCTACAGTGACAACCACCGTGACCTAATTTTCTTCCTGTTGTGCCCATTATTCCATAATCTGCACCAAATATTCCACAAATATTACAGTTAGCACATGAGTTCAACGTTCTTTCACCCCAAGCATCACCATTACACATAATGCCTCCACAACCACCTGTAACACAGAAATTGCTTAGGTTACATCCTGTTACGTAAGAACGACATCCTTGTCCAGCAACACATGTATGTGATTTTGAACAAGGCCACGAGCCCCCTGCACACACTGAGTAAGTCCAACCAGGACTCGTTGATATTGTTTTAATTGCGTAGTTGCCTCCGGCACCACCAATTGAGAACGAACAGCAGTTACAACAGGTGTGACCTGCTCCGCCGCCCCCACCTGACCAAATTTCAAACGTAAGTTTTGTTACACCTGTAGGAACTGTAAATAAACAGCACCTGCCACATGCTTGGCATACACATCCGCCTGCATTAGAACATTCTTGACATGCAAATGCTCGTGAGCTATACACCCATAATATACCAGATTTATTTGCTGCGCCTGCTTGTAATTTTACCTGATCAATTGAATTATCCGGGATCATTGTCTGGCTAATTTTTCTATAACTTCCGTACGTTGCCATTATCTATTTCTTCCCTTAATAATACGTTATTTTAACTAAGCCGCTGCCGCCTTGGCCGCTGCCGCCTGCGCAACATTTTGCGTAATTACCACAATAGCTGCTGCCGCCGCTTGCACCGCCGCCTGCTGGCCAATTCACATAACAACCACATGAACACCATGCTTCAGTATTTTGAGTACCGTCCCACTTACCAATGAATGGTGCAGTGCCGCTAAAACTTGTTACACCGGCACAACGACAAGAGGTTTGTCCCATTCTGCCACCGACAGAACCCATTATTCCCATATCTGCGCCAAATATTCCACAAATATTACAGTTAGCACAACCGCTTGTATGATGTCTTGGTCCCCAAGCATCACCATTACACATCCAACCACCACAACCGCCTGTTACACAGAAATTGCTTAGATTATTGCCTGTTACGTAAGAACGACATCCCATAGCTGCACTACAAGTATGTGATTTTGAACAGGGCCAGCTTCCGCCGGCACATGCTGTGTATGTCCAGCCTGGAGTTACAGCGATCGTTTTAATTGCGTAGTTACCACCTGCTCCGCCAATTGAGAACGAACAGCAGTTACAACAGGTGTGACCTGCTCCGCCGCCTCCACCTGACCAAATTTCGAATGTAGCACGAGTTACATTTGCAGGCACTGTCCATAGACAGCATCTTCCACATGCTTGGCATACACAACCACCAGCGTTTGCACACTGGTGACATGCAAATGCTCGTGAGCTATACACCCAAGTAACTCCGTATTGTAAACCTGTACCTGGAGATAGCTTTGCTTCAGATACTATGCCGTTATCGACTTGGTCTGATATAATTCGTTTATAACTTGAATATGATGCCATATTATATTGTATCCTTCATTAGACTGAGAAGATTCTCCATCCGTAAGTTGTACCGTGCCATATAAGATCAAATGCAGCACCCTCTGTATTTACTGTTAAGTTGGCCGCGTCGCCTTGAATCGGATTACCGTTTCGTGCAATAGTTAGTGCGTTTGAATCAAATGTTTTTCTTAAATCTAAGAATCTAATAGTATCACCTTTGATAAGTCCTGAAGAACCTGGTAGTGTAATAGTTCTTGCCGCTGCTGAAGTATCAACGAAGTAACAGTTCCAAATAGCTGCTGTTATGTTTGATGTTACATCACTGTAGTAGAAACCTTGTCCTGCTGCACGCCATGACGTTCCGTCACTAAATTCAATACAATCAATATCTGTGTTGTAACGTAAAGCACCGTCTACACCAGTTCCGCGTTGTGCTGTAGTACCACGGGCAATTTGAGTATACCCTGTAACGTTGTGATTAAATCCACTTGAAATTGTTAAACTACCGTTAACTGTATGACTATCAGATGTAGCATTACCTAAGGTTACGTTACCATTTGCACTTAATGTGCCGCTAACGCTTACGTTACTAGTAAATGTGCCTGATGTAAATCTACCAGTAGAAGCAGTTGTAGCACCAATGCTCATGTTGTTGATTGAGCCGCCACCTGCTGGTGATAGTGTTACAGTACCTGATCCTGTTGGACTTAGTGTAACGTTTGCACCCGGGCTTAGTGTAACTGTTGAACTTGCAGTTAGTGTTGTAAATGCACCAGTGTTTGCACTAACGTTACCTACAGCACCTTGGAAACCGCCACCAGCGTATATACGTTTAGCAACAGCAACACCACCGTCAATTTGAACTGCACCAACTGTTGTGCTACTTGCTTCTGTTGTTGCGGTAAAGTCTACAGTTGAGTTTGATGCAAGTGTAGTAAATGCACCGCTATTACGTGAAGTATTACCAATTGGAGTATTTTGAATACTACCTGCATAAATTGCGCCACTTACACCCAATCCACCTGTTACAACAAGTGTACCACTTGTAGTGTTAGTTGATGCAGTGTTAGCTGTAAAACCTACACTACTGTTTGCTTCTATGCTTGTAAAGAAACCTGCATTACGAGTATTTTGACCAACTGTTCCTGTAAAGTCTGATGCATTTATGCGGCCGCCTACACCTAATCCACCTGTTACAATTAATGCACCAGATGATGTACTTGTTGATGCACCAGAACTTGTAGCAGTAATAGTTGGAGCAGTAACTGACGTAAATGCACCAGTACTAGGATTAGTACTACCGATACTCATGTTACTAATTGTGCCAAGTGTAGTAGAACTAATAGTTAATGTTCCGCCTGCATCAATACTAGTATTGCCAGCTGGATCGATAGTTACGCTACTGCCTGCTCCTGTTGGACTTAATGTTACTGTTTGCGCATTTGATATTGCACTAATATTACCAAGCATAGTTGTAGTCTTACCTACATCACCTACACTAACTGTGCCGCTTGCTGAACTAATGCTAGCATTGCCAGTTGGTCTAATAGTAACTTGTGCACCAGGTTGGATCGATACTGAACTTTGTGGACTAATGTCAACTAAACCTGTCCCAGTTGGTTTGATTTCAACATTGTTATCTAACGGATTAAGTTCTACTTTGCCATCTGCGTTTAGTAAATCATTAAATGTTACTGGTAATTCAAACGTAGTAGGACCCGACAATGCACTTGTTAAAACATAGTTAGTGCCATCCGAAGTTAAAGTATAAGTAGAGTTAGTTGGAATCTCAATGCTAACGCCAATTGTAACACCGTTACCAATAATTTGTCCTGCTGCTGTTTCTAGTGTAATACTACCAGCAGTTGCATTGTAAAATGTTTGCTTACTACCGGGGAAGAATACTGGACTAACAAGCGTTACAGTATAGCCCGGGGTACCAGTTAAGGAAATTATTCCTCCGGTAAATGCGTAAGTAAATGTCTGCGCACCCGTAACTTCTAATGTTTGAGGTGCTGTATTATAACGTGCCATATTCTTCTAATCCCTTATGTAGTTGATGTTTCAATGCCGTATACAGTACACCCAACGTTCGCTTGTGTTGAATACACAACTAAGTTTAATCCGCCCTGCATTACTAAACCTGTACGCTCAAATACACCATTTGGAATTAATACAGTGTTGTACTCAATCCATTCTTGATCGGTGGGCGTAGCAGTTGTTGCCATTGCTACACGTATATTTACCGAAGTTGTATTCCTGTTTGTTAGTGAGATATTTGCCACAGCGTAGGTTCCTACTGGAACTGTATACGCTGTAGTATTTGTTGTTGCAGGTATATCTACGTTACCTAGTCTTCCTGTTGCCATTTGTTTTCTCCGTTGTTATCTTGCTAAGAAGAATCCTAGTGCAACTGGAGCACCATCAATTCCACCTGTAAAGTTCATCTTCGCTTTAATATTTAGCTGTCCGCCGTTGGTAGTTGTTATTTCATCGTTTGCAATAAACACAACACCTGAAGTTAGTGTGTTAACGTTCAAACTAGACTGACCGCCACCAATCTGTGCAGTAATGTACGATTTAATCGCACGTTGCGTTGGAACAATGTTATCACTATTTGCAGTAAAGAATGGATCTGTACTGAACTGAGTAATAACAGCTGAACCAATACCAAGTCCAATACCGTTAAGCTGCAACGATTGTAGACCTGCTAAGTTAAACGCATCTGCATCCAATGTCGCTGTACCAGTACTCTGTTGAACACCGAACAATCCACCAACGTTAAAGTTACCGTCTTGGTCAGTACTTGTAAAGAACACTCGTCCGCCACCACTTGATAGCTGTTGCACATCTTGGTTAGCTGTAGTAATATCAACATACGGATAGTTAGTATCAGCTTGGTTACCAGTACCAATGTACAAGAAGTCATGTCCTGTTAGACGTACTTGCGAGTACTTATTAGTTGTAGTAACTAATGTACCGTCTAGAGGTGCATCAAGTATAGTTAATGCAGGACTAATTTGGAAAGTTGCATTATAGTTGCCTTGACTTCCAAGTATGCCGCTCACTGCTACTAGTTTGTACCAAGTACCAGTTTTGCTTGCAAACACAATGTTTGAACCAGGTATCGGTAAGTCAAACAATCCGCGTACAGCAATAAATGTACTTGCCTGGAACAAGTCTGAATAGCCATCGCCTGCTACTTCAACTGTTGCTGTTTGATAACCTGAACCTCTGTTAGTGAAGCTTGGGTTAGCAAGTGCGCCATTGCCTTGTCTTGCATGAACCGGAGCATCAATAGTTGAGTTAGGATCAGTAATAGTTGCAATCGGCCCTGCTTTAAATGTTGCTCCAGTTAATGTAGTAGTTTCAATAGCAACCGGTGTGCCACTACCTGCAATTAGACTTACAGTAATAGTTGTTCCACTTGGTATAGTGTTAATATAGTATGGTGTTTCATTTACTAATCCTGAATCAGTAACATTAGTAAATGTAATTGGTTGATTCTGTACTAAACGTGCTGTTGAATCTAAAGTGATTGTGTTCGCACTAGTAGTACTTACTACTGTTCCGTTTGGATAACCTGAACCAGGTTCAACCATTCTAGTCGAAATAATAGAACCATCAGTTTCTACTAGTCTACCTAATGCTTTAGCACCAGTTTCAACATAGTTAACAACATTATTTGCTGCATTAGTAAATGCTGCCCAGATTGGCTTGCTATTTGGATTACCAAACACTAGCCCGTTCCACGCTGCGCTTGAACCAAGTGCTTGTTCATTCCATGTAATACCGTCTGTACTTGTTGCACACACCGCAGTACCTTCGGCTACTGCTATGAACAAACCTTGTCCATATTTAACTTTAGACCAGTTGCCTGCTGTTGGTAATCCTGCTGGTGATGCAACCCAAGTTGCACCTTTGTCGTAACTAACTGCAACTTCTCTGCTACCTGTTGCAATAGCAACAAATCTACCATTTCCGTATGCAACACTAGCCCAAGTATTTGAGGATGGTAATGTACCACCTTCTGCCCAAGTAATGCCGTTAGCACTTTTTGCTACTTTATTGCCACCTGTGTTGATTGCAACATAAGTAGCTGCGCCATATGCTACACCGCTAAATGTACCAGCACTTAATGTAATGTTAGTTCTTGAAACCCAAGCACTGCCATCTGTTGATGTTGCAGCACTTCCTGATCCGCCTGCGCCGCCTACTGCAACATACACTCCGTCACCATAAGTTACAGAAGTAAAGTTGCTGTTTGGCAATGCAGTTCCTGCACTCCATGTATTGTCTGACTTAGCATTAGCAAGTGTTATGTTAGCGTTACTTGTACTACCGTTTGCAATAGCTACAAACTTGGCGCTTGCATCAATAATTTCAATAGTAGGAACACTAGTGTATCCAGCGCCTACTGTATCAATAGTGATACTTGCTACGCCTTCGTTATCCATAACTGCTGTTGCTGTTGCAGATTCTGATGCGCCTCCGCCACTAATTGTAACAGTAGGTGTAGTTTTGTAACCATTACCAAACGAGTCAACAATGATTTCAGTAACTTTATCAGTTTCAGCAGTAATAGTTGGAACTGCGCCATAACCAGCACCTGTACTTGTCATGATTACTTCTTGAATCACTCCATTAAGAACTGTACATACTGCACTTGCGCCACCGCCGCCTGATGTTGGAGTAATAGTTATCGTTGGAGCACTTGAGAAACCTTTACCGCCATTAATAACATTAATCTGTTTAATCTGCGTCGGTCCTGGTAAGCCAATGCTGTTTAATTCTCCTAGTTCGGCCTCAAGCACTGCGCCTGATCCGCCTAATCCACCAATAATAACACGAGCTGTTGCTCCTGTGCCGCCACCAAACGCAACATCTGCCCAGTTAGCACTTGTACTTAATGCACCACTTGATGTCCAAGTTTTGCCATCAGCAGATGCATAAGTAGCTGTTCCGCCATTCTGTAGAGCAACAAAGTGTCCATCAGCATATGATGCAGCTCTAATTGATTCTGTACCACTTGTAGTTGTTGCTGTAGCAACATAGCCTGGACCTGTAAACTTAATGCGAGGCTCAATTGTGTAGCCAGATGTTAGATCTAGACCAGCAGCAATTGGAGTTCCTGGAATAACATGATCCCATCCCGCAGCATATAGTGTTACACTACCTGTAGCAGTTGACAGCGTTACATCTGCTCCGCCTTCTTCGTCGCTAACTGTAAACTGTGTTCCACTTGTTATAGCAGTTACATAGTAATCATTAGCAGCAGTTAATCCACCAATGTCATCGCTTAGATAAATTGGCATATCAACATACAATGATGCTGTGCTTGCAACTGTTAATACATTTGTAGTAACTGTAGTGTTAGTAACTGTTAAGTTTTCAAAGCTGTCTTTATAAACTTTAGCAACTTTAAGACCGTTGTTATATGTTAAAATGTTACCATATTGTCCTACGCCAGTACCTGCTGTAATCTGAATGCGCATACCGTTGTATGCCCCAAGCAATGCTGTATCAGTAGCAGCAATAGTAGCACTAATTAAGTCACCGCCCTGTGCAACGTTTTTAGCAGTTACATAATCTGCACCACCTGTCTCGTTACCGTCATCTAAGTCAATTAAGCGTGTTTCAAATATTGCACCGTCACGTGTTTCATCAGCAATAGTTGTTGCGTTAAAGCCTGATCCACTAATTGCATATTGTGCGTTAGTGTAATCGCGACCAGCGTTATCAAATTCGAAGCGGAATACTTGTTGATCACCATCAGTAATAACTTCTGATATGTATGCTTCTTGTGACAAGTTATCAACTTCACAGTACAATGGAACTTCACCGGTATCTGTGCCTTCAGCAATCGTACCATATGTACCATATGAACTGTTACCGTTTGTAGCACGAATACGTCCACCTAAGTCGGCTAAGTATCCTGAATAGTTGTAGTATGCGAACACAGACACAAGTTCTGTTAGTGAGTTATTACCGCTACACCATACACCGATACCATCTGATAGTACTTGTGTAAAGTCGTTGCTAACTGTTGATCTGTTGCCGCCAGCGTGTAATGCACCATCAATCTTGTTACCAACACAACCAACACCAAAGTTAGTTACGTTCTGAATGTATGGAGATTTATTAGTAATCCATGCTTCTGTATCCCATGGACCAAATCCTGGATCAAGCGATACATATGCACCTGCTGTTGGACGTCTTGTACCAAACTCATTAAGTTCAGTTAAGTTTCCTCTTAGACCGCTTAGTGTCATATTACGAACACCAGTTGAGTTACGTACATAGAACATGTCTGAGCGCTCTGAACCTTCTACTGCATTCAAGTACAATATTGCAGCTCTTAATGCATGGTGGTTTCCTGGATACTGTAGATCATGTGCTACAGCTTCAACATAACGAATCATGTCTCTACGGCATGCAACAGGATCAAACGAGTATGTAACTGTAGCTTCTGTTACTCCGCCTGTTACAATAGTTACTTCTGTGCCACCAATAGTTGTGCTTACAGTGAATTGCTCAGGTGCTAATATCGCCTTTACATAATAAGTAATGCCCGGAGTCAATTCATCAATTGTATCACTAAACACTACAGGATCATTAACTGCTAAATTATGTGCCGTTGATGTTTGAACTGCGTTATTACCATTTGACACTGCTGTAACTGTATTACTAAATGTTTGTGTTACCCAAGCAGTTGCTTCATTTGCTAAGAAATTTTTGTTAGCTTTAAGAATTTCAACACCTTTTGCAACTTCAACGTTGTTGTAGTAGGCAATAGTGCCAGTAGTTTCCGGAGTTTCATTAACACCTTTGTCAAGCATATTAATGATAATATCCATTAAGCTATTTGCTCGTTTTACTGCTGTTGGAGAAGCGGTAATATATGATGCTATTTTATTTTTAAGTTCTCTGTATGATTGTACAGTTGCAGTTTTCTGAGCACCTAGTACTAGATCTGCTTGCGCACCGCGATAATATGCACTTGCTGCTGCAATTGTGCGATAGTTACTATCGACCATCATATCGTAACCAATAGCATCAACAATGTAGCCAACGTCTCTTGCACACTTATCTTCGTCGTACACTAGTGTTGGATAATTATCTGCAATATATTGAGTAATAGCAGTTTTAATAATTTCCTTAGATCCTGATAAGTTGAGATTTTGTTGCTTAATGACAGCATTAACACTACTAATATCTGGATTACTTTTATTAACTATTAGTGTTTCTGTACTAGTACTATCTGATAGTACATGTGTTGTACCATTAAATGTTTCTGATATTGTAAAAGTAGTAGTATTTGGAACACTCTTAATATAATAAATTTGACCGCCTGTGACTGTATCAAATCCGCTCACTGATGATACTTCATCGCCTATTTTAAAGTTATGTTCTGCATCTGACGTTAATACATTAGATGTTACGTCAACAATTGTAACTGTGTCAAATGCTGAAACACCGTCATTAATAAGTGCAATAGCATAATCCATTAGTGCTACGACTCTTAATGCTGAGTTAGCATCACCAATAATTTGTACATTTTCGTCTCTAAATACAGGTGTTACTTCAGTTTGAATTGCATAAGGACTTCCTACTTGGTTTATTGCTAAATCACTTGCTAAGAATTTAACCCATTCGTAGGCTGCGATTGTTGCAACTTTATCGTTTTCGTCAATTTGTAACGTTGTGCCTACGTAGTATGCCATTGCTGCTTCTTGAGTTGCAGAAGTTCCGCCGTATACTAAGTCGTAACGTAATGCATCGATTAATAGTCCTACGTCACGAATACATTTTTCTTGACTAAATTCTACTAATGGATATTCAGCTGCAATAAATGCAAGAACTTCTGCTTGTATAAACTCTTTGTTATCCCAAATAGTTATAGCAGCCGCAGCATCATTTTCGTCAACTGTTGATAACGCTTTAATTCTAAGTGTAGGTTTCTTACCGCCGTCAATGTATGCTGTAATGTCATTAATAATAAGTTCTGCATGTGCAGACGCTGTTGTTGCTGCTATGTGTTTAACTTTTTGTTTCAAGAAGTTAACAGCACCTACTGATGCATCTAACTGGTTGTTTGTAACAATTGCAGTTGATGCAAGTATTCTGTAGTATGCCATTCCTGCTTTAATTGAAGCAAAGTTTGAACCAGTTAACATGTCACGTATTACTGCATCAGTCATTAGACCGGTGTCTCTACGACAAGTTTCTTGATTGTATTGTAGTTTCTGCCAGTTCTTCTCTACCCAGTAAACTGTATCTTCAATAATTTCATATCTACGTGAAACTAATGCATCATAAGATGTTTTAACTTCAAGGCCAGCCCAATCAGTTGCAATTTCAATAGTAGCATTTGGCTCACCGTTGTTAATCCAATCTAATACATCGTCAACACGATCTTCAGCAAATTCAATAGATGCTGCATTACCAGCAGTTCCACTAACATCTTGTGTTAAAGTATTGCCAGGTGACTTAGTCCATGAACCTGTGTCTTCTGCAATAACCCAACCAATAACATCGCGCATTCTATCGTATGCACCTAGTGTTGCTGGAAGTTCGTTGGCACCAATTGTTAATACAAAGTTTGAGTAGTATGCACTACCTGCAATTAACGACTGTGTGTTACCACCGTATGTTAGATCGTAGCGGATAGCATCAATAATGTAACCAACATCGCGGATACACTTATCTTGTGCGTCTGCGCCTAGTGTAGCCCAGAATGTATCAAAACCGTTATTGCTATCTTCTAACCACTTGCGTACTTCTAATTGAATAAACGCACTGTTTACTGCTAATTGATCAGCTGCATTACCGTATGTAGTAGTAACACCAGTTGTGTTGCTAGTAGTTGCATATGCAGTATCTACTAGGTTAGCAGTGTTATAATTTGTCGGAGTCGGCAACACATAAGCCGGAACAGCAGTTAATCCACTTTGAACAACTGTTTTAATTGTTTCTGCTTTTGATGCTACTGCAAGTGCTGCTGTTGTTGTACCAACTTCACTTGTTGAGCCTTCCGTAAGCTGTGTAAGTGCTTCATCAATAAAGCTAATAGTACTTAATGTTGCTGCTAATTGATTGTCAATGACATATTCCGTTGATGTAATACCTCTACGGTATGCCATACCTGCTTTTGCACTACGGAAATCACTACCAAATAGTACGTCATATGCAATTGCGTCAACAATGTAGCCAACGTCTCTTGCACACTTAGCTTCATCGTAAGTTAAGTCTGGATAGATAAAGTTAATGTAATCAATTGCACCCTGTTGTATAACAGAACGTCTAGCATCGATTACAGATTTTAGATCTACCAATGCACTATCAACCCATGTTAGCGACGGACTAATTAATGCAGGTGTATCACCTGTATCAATTGTATTATAAATTTCGTTAATGCGATCTTGAGCAAATGCTGCTGCGCCTGCACTACCTGCTGTTCCAGTAATGTCTTGCGTTGCTGCGTTGCTTGATGACTTTGTCCAACCAGCAGTGTTACCGATAGCAATGTTATCAATGATGTCTGCTAAACGTGCTTGTACAGCTAGTGCAGCAGTCTTTTGATCGCTTGGTTCTTGGAATACTCCATCAACATAGTAAGCTCTAGCAGCAACAATAGTTTCTAAGTTACCACGATATGTTAAGTCATACTCAAGTGCATCTAGAATGTATTCCATGTCACGTAAGCATGATGCTTTCTGATCTGAATCTAAGCTAATCCATAATGCATTGTAGTTGTCAGTCATGTATGCTTCAACTTCTGCAACTAGGAAATCTTTGTTTAATTTAATTAAACGTCTTGCATTAAAGAATCCAGTATCATATCCTGTTGGATCAGGAATTACAAAACTTGTCGGTATTGAACCAGATCCATTTTCTAAGATATCAGCGATAAGTGCAGTACTTTCAGCTACTTTAGTAGTACCTGTAGTAATAGCTTTGATTTGCTCTCTAACATAATCAATAGAACCGATAGTAGGTTCTAGCTGGCTGTCAAGAACTATTCCTGTAGAAGCAATGCCTCTACGATATGCCATACCTGCTTTGAGTGAACGGAAGTCACTACCGAACATAATGTCGTAACGTAGTGCGTCAATAATATATCCTAAATCACGTGAACACTTAGCTTCATCGTATGTTAAGTCTGGATAATTTTCATTAATCCAACTAATTGCGCCTGCTTGAATTGTTGCTTTTGCAGCTACGATTGCTGTATTAACTGTAGTCAATGTAGTAGGCACCCATGTAATGTCAGCAGCAACTTCAGAAGCAAGTGTACCGTCTGTATCAATGGTGTCATAAACTTCTTGTACTAATGCTTCTGCTTTCGATGCTGCGCCTGCGCTGCCTGCATCATTATCTTTATTTTGTAATTCGCCATTATCTGGACTTAATACAACATCAGTTTCAAGAATAACTTCGCCTACAATAGTTTTCAAACGTGCATAAGCAGCAAGTGTTTCGTCTTTTTCGCCAGCGCCGTAAACAGGACTACCTTCTACAAAATAAGCTCTTGCAGCTACAGTAGTTTCTAAATTTCCGCCGTATGTTAAATCGTAAATGATTGCATCAATAATGTAACCAGTATCTCTAGCACATGCTACTGCATCGTAAGTAAATGCCGATGTAAATGGTGCAGTTTCATTTAATACTTGATCTGCAATCCAAGCTGTAATTTCTGCTTGTAAAAATGCCTTGTTAGCTGTTAACTGTGTTACTGCATTTGCGTAGCCACTGTCACTGGCATTACCAGTTCCGCTTGTCGGTGTAGGATTAGATACTTCGTAAGCATTTGCAACAGATATACCATTTTCAAGAATATCTGATATTAATTCAATGCCAGTGTTTAGTCTGTTAGTTGAAGTTGTTGTACCGCCATAACCGTTAATATACGCTTGAGAAGCAGTGTTTCCTGATGTTGGAGCAATTGCAATATTTTGCATTAGATCAGGAATTAAATCTTTAATTCTGTTCAAAGCACTTGTAGTTTTAGATTTATCATTAACAAGTAACGGAACTGCCGGAGCAGGCTGTATTACAGAAGTACGTAATTCGTCACCAACGATTGCAGTGTATTCTGGTACAATAATTGGAAGTATTTCATTGTAAGTACCAGTTTTAATAAACACTGTTGTATTTGGATTTGTTACAGTAGGTATAGCTGTTGCAGAACCTGCACTAATACCAGTTGTAATAATATCAATAAGATTAGCTGCTTTAGAAATTCCAGTTGCTTCAGCTTCTAATGTAAAGTCGATGATTTGTACAGATCTATCTTCAAGTGCAACACCGTTTAAAGATTGGTAGCTAAGTGGTTGCTCATTTGACAGTACTGATGCTACTATACTTTTTAGATATGTGTATGCTTGTACTGTTTGCAGTGCTTGAGATCCGAAAGTACCATTAATATATTCGTTACCTGCAGGAGTGAAATACGACTTAGCTGCTGTTACAGTTTTTAATGTGCCGCCTCTTGAAATATCATAAATTAAAGCGTCAACTATGTAACCTGTATCTCTCTCACATTTAACTGTGTCATATGCAAGATTACCTTGCATAGTTCCAGTTCCGTTTGTTAACACACGAGGAATACCGCTGTTCTGAACGTCACTGATTCTAAACTCAGTGTCAGACACAGCAGATTCAACATAATAGATTGTTCCTGCTGTAACGCCGCCCAAAGTGCCATTGAATACAATCGGCATTCCTGGATCTAAGTTAGCAGTTGATGTTGTTGTAAAGACCTGTGTTCCAGATGTAGCTGCGGTAATGTTAACTCTGTAATTGTAACTAATCCAGTTAGTTACTTCCTTCATTAAGAATTCTTTGTTATTTTGTAAAATATGCTTTGCTTGCGGATTTAAATATCCGTCACGTACTTGCTCTAGTGCATAACGTACACTTGCCCAAGGTTTGTCAACTGTTAAGCCTGAAGCTGGTGCAGGTTCATTAGCACCTAATGGTCCAACATAAACAACGTTGTCGATTAGACCGTAGTTTGCCCAAGCTGGGAAGCCATCAGTTGCACGTAGAATCTGTCCATCGACACCAATTGGCAATCTTGTAGGACCGTTCTCACCGTAGTAAACTAAGTCGCCTTCTGTAGTTAATGATAGTGCTTCTGAACCTAATGTTAGTAGGTTCCAGTAGTCTGCTGTTAAATCATTGTCTGGACGATTTCCTGTTGCTGCTGTATGCTTTGTTACAGCAATAAAACTACTTGCTCCGTATATTACAACATCGCCTACATGATAGTCAGTACCAGTTTTCCAAGTAGACGAATAACCTGTCCAAGAAACACTAGTAACTGTACCGCCGCTTACACCAGTAACAGTAACTTCTGCATCGTTTGCTGGACTTGTGCCGCCAATTGACGAGCCAAGTAGTTTAATAACATCGTTTGTAGCATAGCCAGTTCCTGCAAATCCTGTTGACACCGTAATAGTGTAAACTGATTTTGATTTAACAACGTCAAACCTAGCACCAGAACCTGAACCTACAACGTTACTACCTTGTACTTGTAAGAATGTTTCTGTGCTATATGTCCAATTAATACCGCTGTTTAATCTGCTCCAGTATGTAGCATCTGGTGGCTCATTACCTGTATTGTCAGTAAGTGCAACATAAGTTGATCCGCCTAAGCGAACTACGTCGCCTACTTTGTAACTAGATAAGACGGTCCAATCACCTTGGAAACTAAATCCAGTTGTAAATACATCCCAATCATCTGGATTAGAAGTAGGTTGACTGTTTGTGTTATTTGTTTTAGCAACATAAACATAACCACCATAAGTAACAGTGTCACCTATTTGATAGTTAGATATATTGTTCCATGAATCTTCGAACTGGAATCCTTCAACAAATGCTTCCCAATTTGATTCATCTGCTTCAAAGTTAGATGATGTATGTGCAGTAGTAGCAATCCAAATGTTACCACCGTACTTGATAAGATCGTTAATGCGGTATCTAGTAGCAGTTACCCATTCACCTGTGTAAACAATACCGTCGCTAAATAATGTCCAGTTGGCTTGGTCATTTTCTAAACCTAAGATTGATGTTGCAGCTGATACGTGAGCAGTGTTACATACATAAACATAGCCGCCGTAACGAACTAAGTCGCTAAGTTTATATCTTGTTGAAGTTGCCCAATCACCTTTAAAGTCGAATGATGTAGCAAATTCTGTCCAGTCAGCTAAGTTTTCTTCTAGGCCTAAAAATGTAGGAGAATCAAAAGTTGCAGATACGTGTCCATTTTCACAAATATAAACGTTTGCACCGTACTTGACAACGTCACCTGGAGCATATTCTACTTCTGGCTCCCAATCACCTTGCCAGCTTGTTCCGTCGGAAACAATTTCCCATTTTGGAATTACATCAGTGAAATCTGTGTTGAATTCCGTAGAAGAAGTATGGTTTTTAACACATATATACGATTTACCGCCGAAACTAATAACATCGTCTGCAACATATGTTGTACTAGCAACCCAGTCACCTTGCCATACAAATCTAATTCTACCTAGTTTAAATTCTGCCATTTTAGCTCCATCAATTCTTTACTATTGTTATTTATCCAATTACATATATCAGCGTGTTGGATCGACAAATGTCTTCATAAAATACGCCATTGCAAGGCCATCGCCTGCCCATGCCGCAGTTGGTCCAGAAACATTTGCCTTTGTCCCTATTTCAACTTGCCATCCTTCAGCACCTTCTGGAACTGTTGATGTAATTTCATCAGGTCCGCCAACTTTAACTGTACCTGCTGTTAGCAAGCCAGTAAATGTATCTGAGCCACCTTGCGATAGTCGACTTGTTAAGTATGTTTTAATTGCCTTCTGTGTTGGTACAAGGTTATTTGAGTTTGCAACAAACGTACCGTCTGTTGAGAACGCTGTAATAACTACCGGTGATCCACCAAGAGCAACACCACCAATTTCAAGTTGATCAAGACCTTGTAGACCAAATTCATCTGCACTCAAAGTAACAATACCAGTTGCCTGTTCAACCGCAAACAAGTCACCAACTCTAAAGTTACCATCTTGGTCTGTTGAACTGTAGAACACACGCCCGTTGTTAGTTTCTTGAACTTCGTCTTGTGGTTCTAAGTTAGTTGTAATCGGTAAGTTAGGATAATTAGATTGAATCTGGTTACCGAAACCAATGTTCAAGAAGTCATGATTGGTTAAACGTACTTGACTAAATCTTGAACGTATTGTTAACGGATCATCGTGTGCAGGTGATAAATCTTGTGTTAAGCCCGGTGAAAGTTGAATTTCACATTCTAAGAATGGCACTTCTGTTCCACGTAATATCGTTGCTTTTGCTACCCTGTATACTTCGCCGTTACCTGTAAATTCTAAGTTATCTCCAGGTTGTGGCAATCTTGTTAAGTTTTTAACAACAATGCGTAGCCCAGTTTGGAATTCGTCAGCATAGCCTCCGCCATTAATACTAATAGATGTTGAAGTTGTATTGTAACCTTGTCCATAATTTACAAACGTAGGCGAGCTTAATACTCCGTTACCTACACGAACCTGGAATGCAGCATCTTGCGAATTGTTAGGATCAAATATATCTATAGTCGGAGAAGTAGTATATCCTGATCCTGCCTGGAACATGTTTACACTTGTAATAGTACTATCAGTAATAGTTACCCTTGCTTGTGCTCTTGAACCAGTTGAGATTTTATGTGTAACTCCAAGATCAGATATTGCTAAGAACCATCCGTCTTTATTAATATTATCAAAAGTAAATCCTAATGCTCTATATGGAGATATTTCTCCATCAAGAATCTTCCAATTAAATCCATCTTCTGATTGGCAACAAATTCCGTCTTCGACATTTATTAATACAAATACACCATTGCCGTATTCAAAAATCGTTCCTTTAACAGCTAAGTTTGACTGGTACCAAGTAATACCATCGAAGCTGTAAACTGACGGTTTTTCATCTGAAGACACTGCAACGAATCTTCCGTTACCAAATTTAATTTGTGTCCAGTTACCTGCTGTAGAATCTAAAGAAGTATCAAGTGTAGATTCTGCCCAAGTGGCACCATTATCTATGCTATATTTTACAGCATGACTATCTCCTGATATAGCAACAAACGTGTTTCGTCCATAATCAATATCAATCCATTTATCATCGTCAATTGATTGATCAACTTCTGTCCAAGTACTGCCGTTGTTAGCCGAATATGCAGAAATTGAACTATCTGAAACTGCAACAAATCTTCCGTTACCATAAGTAATTGCAGTGTAGTTTCCTGTGCTTAAAGTTGGAAGTGACGACGATAACCAAGTTACACCATCTGAAACAGAGTATAGGACATCGCCAGTTTTAGAAATAAGTACCCAAGTATTATTGCCGTAACAAGCATCAACCCATCCGCCGTTATAATCTGGGTTAGGAATTAATGTTCCAAATCCGTCATCGATCTCTGGAGCATCATCAGCGCCTTTTGGAAGTATAATATCGATATCCCAATTCTCATAATCTGATGTACTTACTGCGTTAAATCCGTTAATTGGAAATGCTATTGGATAAAATCCATTTGATGCAATTATACTGTATTCAGATATATTTATATGTGGAATATCGTTCATTGCTATTTGTGTAAAGGTCGGGGCACCATATTTAACTCTTGGCTCAATAGTGTATACTGAAGTAGAGTCAAACGTATTAACTAATAGTGTACCTGGGTTAATATGATCCCATCCTACAGCATTTAATTGCATTGAACCTGTTTCTGTATCAAGTGCTGTTACTGCGCCACCTTCAGTTGCACTAATAGTAAATTCTTTAATATTTGGTGCGCCTGTTGGGAATGACATTGAAGAAATACTGCTTAAAGATCCTGGTGCAGTTTGTAAAGTCAATGCAGTAATTGTTGCGCCTGCTGCCGGAGTTGTGTTCCATCCGCCGCCTGTAATTGTAATAGTCTGTTCGCCTTCAATGTCATCTACAATAGTAAATGCAGCGGCACTTGAATCTTCACCGAGTGTAGCAAGTGCTTGTATAAAATCAGTATCAGCTGCTAGATCAATATCAATAGTTATGTTATTACCTACAAAGACAGTTGTTCCAGTTGCCCAGTTGCCGGCGTCAGCATACGTATCAACTACTACTGTATCAAATTTTTCTTTTACATAATACGAAGTACCTGCTGTTATTCCTCCAAATACTTCAGTAAAGAATGAAGCTCCCATAATTGAGCCACCATCGGCAGTAACTTGTTCTTTGTCGCCCAACGAAGTTCCTAACATTGTTCCTGAATCAGTTGTTAACGTCACTGTATCAGCGGTAGTACGTGCTATAATTTCGCCTGCTGCTGTTAATAACGGAACAGCAGCGCCTGCTGGAGTTTCAGAGATTGTAAATGATGTAGCATCGTTAACAACCTGAATGTAGTAAACTTTATCGTTTTCTAATCCGCCAAACACTGTTCCACTAAACACAATCGGTGATCCTGCGATGAATCCGGTAGTACTATCAACAGTAATCAAGTTCGAAGTTGCAGTAGTAGCAGATGCAGTTCTTGTCAGTACTGAACTTGCGATAGTAAAATCAGTACCATCAATAATATTATTAACCCAATATTGCGTTTTTTCTACTATTCCGCCTAGTGTAGCTCCTTTAAAAATAATCGGAGTCATTGGAATTAACACTGATGTATCAGCTATAGTAATAACATTAGTGCTAGTAGTTGTATCAGTAGCAGTAACATCGATTTTGTTTGCTGATATAGAGAAGTTATTAGCATCATAAATTTCATGAATATAATAAGTTGTACCTAATTCTACATCGCCTAAACTTATTCCAGTAAACTGAATTGGATATGCAATTTGCATATCTGCTGTATTTGAACCAAATAAGTATCCATTATTTGCAGGATAGTTTAGAGACATCGAACCTGTTTCATTGTTTAACGGCCAAACACCTCCTCCTAAAGAAGTTGATATTTGAATAGTAGTTTCGTCAACAATATTAAGGATATAATAATCAAAACCTGTAATAACGCCGCCAAACGCTTCACCAGTAAAGTTAATTTTCTGATTAACTTTTAATCGTGCAGTACTTACAACTTTCATTAGGTTATTTAAATCTCCTAATGTTTCTGTTGCTTCTACAGTTGCTTGAGCAGTTGATGTTATTTCAATATTAAAATATGTAGGTGTAAACTGTATAGGTTGATCTACATAAACTGTATGGAAGTCAGCTGCTGAATCTAATCTAAATCTGTCAGAAGTTGCATCTGCGGATGCAACTTCTAAGCTGTCAAACGATTCTTTTACAACGAACGCCTGTTTGCTGCTTTCATCATAACGCGAGATAATTCCGTACTGACCAGCACCTCGTCCGCTTGATATGTTTAATCGCATACCTTCGTATTCTACAGGTGTTGCTACTTCAGAACCTGCTAATGTTAAGTATTGAGTGTTTCCTGACTGAGCGTTGTTAGTTTGTAATTTGTAAAGCAATCCGCCAGTTGTACCGTCACCATCGAGAATGCGTGTCTGGAATACACCGCCTGATCTTAATTCATCTGCAACAATGTTAGCATTTCGTCCTGCTCCTGATACATTGACATTTGCATATGAAGTAGGAATGTAGTCGTTAGTCTCTAAGAAGAATGTTGCAGCATCGCCGATCTGCAATTGTGCTCCGTAAAAATTAGTAGTTCCTGCAATACCATCGATACCTCTTGGATAAATTCTATATTGTAAATTAGTATTTTGTGCCGTTTGATCCCAGAAGGTAAATGTTACTCTGTACCAACCATCTTCTTCATATTTCACAAACGCACCGTATACTGCTGTAGGAATTACGCCGCCGTCATCTGTTGTTAAAGATGAAACTTCGCCTGTTGCAAAATTAAAACGCACTCGACTTGTTTTAGTCTCATACCCAGAGAATGTTGCTAACATATCGAAATATTGCGCAGTTCCTTCTTTAGCATAAATGCTTGCAGTATATGCTAATGCACTACCCGGAGGCACTGTTCCTTCGTGAGTAACAGTTAAAATACTTGTAATAGAAAGACTGTCAACTGTTACTATAATATCGTATGTATCAGGCTGTGCTCCAAAGTTTTGACCACTAATTCTAATCTGATTCCCAACAACATAGCCGCTTCCGCCATTGTTTACTGCTACAACATATCTGTCACTAAACACTGTTATATCAAATGTTGCATCAACACCTGATCCTGATATATTTTCGCCTGCTATATTTGTATACACTCCGCCTTGTGGTGCTACATTTATATCTTGATAAAAATAGCTGGAATCAGTTAAGTTTGTAACACCTTCAACTTTCCAGGCACGTTGTCCAACATAAGGCGATGACGATGCAGTAGTAATATTAAGATTTGAATCTGTAGTCCATTTACTGCTATCTAAGAAGTTGTTACTATGGTACAACAAGTTAGTTGTTGATTCGTAGTATTCTTCGCCAGCGTGATCAAATTGTAGTTTTAGTACTTCTGCGCTTGCCCCTAATGCAGATACTGGAGTTGCAGTTGCTTGATAACTTCTGTTGTTAACGTTGCCGACTGCTGGAATTTCTTCATCGTCGAACCCTTCTGCAACTACGCCGTACTTACCGTATGAGCTGTTACCGTTTGTAGCACGAATTCTTCCACCGTCTTCTGCAAAATAGCCTGCGTAGTTGTAGTACGAGAACACCGAAACTGCTTCAACAAGTGCATCACCACCTGTACACCATAGGCCAATGCCGTCTGATATAATTTGTGTAAAGTCGTTACATACCATTGAACGGTTTCCACCATTATGTATTGTACTATCGATCTTCATGCCTACGCAGCCTAAACCAAAGTTAGTTACGTTTTGAACATACGGAGATTTAGTAGTAATCCATGCAGTAGTATCGTCCGGTCCTTCACCTGGATCAAAACTTACAAATGACCCGCCTGATGGTCTACGTGTTGAAAATTCATTTTCAGGAGTTAACGTTCCTAATAATCCACTTAATGTCATATTACGAATACCGGTACCGTTTTGAACACGGAACATATCGCCAATTGCCTGACCTCCGTAGACATACATGTATCCAATATTAGTAAACAGCGGAACAGGGTCTCCATCTGGCTCTGCTGCTACTTGGAATGTAGTGTCTGTAATACTATCACCAATTACATAATATGTAATACCTTGAACAATATTGTCGCCGCCAATCATTGTACTAATTTCATCGACCGGATTTAATGATACAAACTGTACTGGAGTATTGTGTTCCATGTTAACAGTTGATCCAACTACGAACTGGTTAATGTCACCGATTGTTCTGCGGCAAAGTGTGTTAACAGGGTTAGCAGGTTTAACCGCTGCGCCACGTAATTCGTCACCGTTTAGAGCTGTTTTTGCAGGAATTACTATAGGAAGTATTTCTTCATATGTGCCTGATTTAACGTTAATAGTTGTATAAGCGCCTTGATTTGCTGGCGGAATACCATTAGGTGAACCTGCTGCAAATGCACTTCTAATAATTCCTTCTAAGCTCTGTACTATCGTTATAGTGTTAGGTTCTATAGTTAATGCACTGTTGATATACTGAGTTGCTGGAGATTGTACTCCTTCAAGAACTTGATAGCTTTGAGCAGGAACAGTATTTGTTAGAGCATTTTCAATATTGTTAAACAACTGACCAACTACTGCTGAGAAAAATTCAATTTGGTCAGCAACTGTTTGATTAGTAAACTTATTTGTACTTTCTAAGTCAAAATATAGTAAAGCATTTGCAACAGTTCTTGCATTTTGTCCTCTTGCTAAGTCAGTAACTACACCGTCAAAGATGTAACGTGCATCGCGTCTTGTTTTTTCATTGTCAAAGTTAACAGAACTATCAAACGGAGTTAAATTTTGGTTTTGTTGATATAAGAACCAATAGAATGTTTCTTCAATTACCCATTCTTTGTTTGCTTCAAGTAATGCTTTTTCGTTTTGTTTTAGCACACCTTCTGCTACACGCTCACATGCATATTTAATAGTGCGCCATGCAGTATCAGCAGTAGCACCTCTGTCAAGTGCGTCAATACCGTTAGTTGCAACATAATAAACATTTGGAGTAAAGTCTGTGTTGCTCCAAACAGGTAAGTCACCTACAGTTTTTAAAACTTGAGATTGCAGACCAATTGCCAGCGCAGAATTTTGATCGCCTGAACGAACAATCATTTCGCCTGCGCTAGACATACTGTTTCTTTGATCGTGTTGTAAGTATACAACCCAATATGCATTTTGTAAATCTAAATCTGGTCTATTAACTAATGCAGAAGTATGCTCTCTTATACATTTAAATGTTGCGTTACCATAGTATGCAACATCGTCTTGGTTATATAACGTAGCTTCTGTCCATTTGCCTTCCCAGTTAAAACCTGGAATCAACAATTCCCAATATAGATAATTAGTTCCAGAGAATGTGAGTACTGCACTATCACTTATTGCGCCATCTGGTGCGTAATTTAAAATTACTGTAGTTATGTTTCCGTCAACACTAACTGCTGTAACTTCTTGGCCCCTTGCAAACCCTTCTCCAGTAACTGTCATACCCGGAGTAATAGCTGCTGAACTTGTAGAGTCACCGGTGTCTAATTTAATAGTAGTACCTGCAGAGCCGTCTGCTTCGTAAATTGCGTTAACTACAAAATTGCCCGGAACTTCAGATGTACTATCTCTAAGAGCAACATATAAGTCTCCACCGTAGTTTACTACACTACCGACTCTATATTCAGTTGCAACATCCCATTGTCCTGATACATCGTATGCCTGGCTGATTATTTCCCATGCATCGGTAGAATCATCAGCATTAAAAGATGGCTTGTTATTAATGTTATTAATTGTTTTACTTTGGTATAAGTATCCGCCGTATAATACAACTTCGCCTGGCTGATAAACTGCGTTCGCATCCCACACATTGTTAAAGTCAAGACCTGGCATCCAAAGTTCCCAGTTTTCTTGAATGAATGTTTCGTATAATTCTGTCGAATCAGCAAAGTCAACAAATTCGTTAGACGGAGCATGCCCTACAATACACTTATAAACACTAGGACCGTACTTAACTATATCGCCCAATTTGTATCTTAATACGCTACTATCTTCTGAAGACGTTGCATATTCGCCGCGCCACTGTACGCCTTCATTTGTTAATTTCCATTTTTGTACAGTACTGTCAAGGTTAAAATAATCAGCTTCAAGTCCATCTAAGTCTGTAGGAGCAGAAATATGAGATATTACACACTCGTATGCAGAACCGCCATATTGAACAATATCACCTACACCGTAAGTAGTAGACGATGTCCATTCACTTTGCCAAGTTTTAGATTCAGCGTAAACGTCCCATTTATCAATGTCTGTATCAAGTACTGCACCGCCCAAGTGTTGTGTATTACATTTATAAACAATACCACCGAAAATTACAATGTTATCTAAACTGTAGAATGTAAATTGCTGCCAAGGACCTTTCCAAGTCTGGCCAGTCATCATTAATTCCCATTTAGGTTCAACTGCATTTAAATCTGCGTAAAAGCCATTAGAGTTGTGAGGTATTAAACATACGTATGCTTTACCTTCGTATTGGACAACTTGGTCCTTGTTATAAGCAGTTTGATCTGACCATTCTCCAACCCATGAAAAACGTAATCTACTTATTTTAAATTCAGCCATTTTGCGGTTCCTTGATTCTGTTTATTAGCGTATTTATCAGACTATTTGAGTCGGGTCGTAAGTATAAGATTGGTTAATTCTTACTACTAGTTCACCTTGTTCGTTTACATAATAATACATATTTTTATTATCCCAACGATACTGGTCCCATTGCAAGTTATCATATGGTCTACTGTGATCTAATTCAATACGTCCATCAAAGAAATCTACACCGTATTCAAATTCAGTAAAGTCATCTTCTGATGATCCCGGATTGTTGATAGTAATCGCATCAACGTCTTTAAGTTGGTCGATTTTAGCAAAGAATAAAGTTCCGTCTTCGGTTCTGCGTAATGCATAAAAGTATCTTGGTTGACCTTCACCTAACAGTTCATTATTATTAGGAGTTTGTCCTACGTAGTGTGTTGATGCCATCTTATATCTCCTTAAACAATTTCTACTGTACTTAGAATGCAATCAATGCTTGAATTAACATTTGAACTTACATACAAGTTATTATTTGGTGTTAAAATTAATTTTTCGCCGCCATTTAGAACACGTAAACTTGTGTTCGGTGGAAGAATCATTTCTTTTGCGTAGTATCCAGTTACACTGTCTGCATCTTGCAGTTCTACGTTAACAAGTACTACACCTTCAGTTAAATTTGCTAAACTGAATCCTACTACTGTAATACGATTGTTATCGTTAGTAGCTAGTACTTCTTCTCTTGTAGTACCTATCTCTGTTACCACTTTGTTTCTAAATGTAGTTGCCATATTTTTTTATCCCAATACTAATACTGTTGAAAGTGCAATTTCTTCTGCATCATTTCGTGTAATACCTGACGCTGCACCTGCAACTGATACCCAGTTTGTTCCGTCCCAAATTTCAACACGAACATCATCAGTGTTAAATCGTATTTGTCCTGTTTCTGTATATTCTAGTGGAGGACGAGCGCCACTTGCGCCCACTGGAATAACAATACCATATGTTCCGTCGAACTTGACATAACCGTTCGCTGTATTTTCAAAAGTTGTAACACTGTCAGTAACAGTATTTGTAATTGTATTACCTTTAAATGCAAAATTGTCAAACTTGACAGTGCCAGTGCCATTAGCAGTTAGCGTTAAGTCAGTATTAAGCGTAGTTGTAGTAATAACATTACCATCTATACGAATGTCATCTACATCTAGTCTAGGAACAGTTAATTTAGTAGAATCTATAGTTGCAATAGTGTTGTTATCAACTATGAATCTAATAACATTATCGTTTGCTCCTTCAGTAAGTTCAGCTGTAACACGAGTTGTACCATCTAAGTCTTCGACACCTTTAAGATTAACCCAATTAGTACCGTTGTATCCTTCAAATCTACTTAATTCTGTGTTAAATCTTAGTTGTCCGCTTACTGCTGTAGGACGTTCTGATGTATCACCTGCTGGTAATTCCAATGCTCCAGTTGCATCAATAATTAAAACATCACTACCTGGCTCAATTGTGAAGTCTCCGCTAGTACTAATGGTTGAACTATTAATATCAAATGTATCAATAATGATCGATCCAGTGCCAGCAGCACGTAATTCTAAATTACTATTAGAAATTGTTGTGGTAATAAAATTATCATCAATTAATATATCACCAGTGCTAAAACTGTTTGCAGTAATTAAACTTGTACTTGTAAGATTTCCAACAGTTATTGTTCCGTCAACGGTTAGATTGTTAGTAATTACTACATCGTTAGTTGGAACAAATATATTTCCTGTTCCATTTGCACGTAGTTCTAAATTTGCATTACTTTCAGTTGTAGTAATTCTGTTACCAGAAAGTTGAATTTCTTCAAACTGGATAACACTTGCACTAATAATAACTTCACCAGTTACATCTAAATTACCAGTTAAGTTAATATTACCAACTTGATTAACATCGCCGGTATGTGTTATAGTTCCGACAATATTAGTATCTTTTAGGTATGTATCTGAATTAACTGTTAGGTCTTGTTCAATAATAACATTGTTACTAGGAACGTATATGTCCCCTGTTCCGTTAGCTCTTAATTCTAAATCACTATTACTTGCGGTTGTAGTAATAAAGTTATCATCTATTAAAATATCGCCTGTACTAAATCTGTTAGCAGTAATAGTACCAGCACTATTAATATCGCCAACTGTTATTGTACCAGTTACATATAAATCATTATTAATCACAACATCGTTAGCAGGAATAACAACATCGCCGTATACTGTAGCACGAAGTTCTAAATCACTATTACTTGCGGTTGTAGTAATAATATTATTTTCAATATTAATATTTTCAAACTGTGCTGCGGCAGATATTGTAAAATTACCAGTAATACCAAAGTCACCAGTTAAATTAATATTACCAGTTTGTGTAATATTTCCTGTTTGTGTTATATTACCTTGTATTTCTAAATTATCTAAATTTGTAGTTCCGTAAACTCTTAATTCTTGGTCTAATACTACATTATTGCTTGGAACATATATTGTTCCAGTTCCGTTTGCACGTAATTCTAAATTGCTATTAGAATCAGTTGTAGTAATAAAATTGTCGCGAATAATAATATTGTCAAGATTTATTTGATTTACAAATAAGTTATTCCATATTTTAGACTCTTCGCCTAAGCTGTAAGTGCTACCAACTTTAGGAGTAATGTCGCTGTCAATACCTGCAACAATTTGAATAGTATCAGTTGCTTCATCGCCAATAGTAATGTTGCCGCCAATAGTTACGTTGCCAGTAACATCTAAACTACCATTAATAGCTACATCTGAATTTAAATTTATTTGGCCAGTTGCTGCGCTAAAATTAGCATCTTGTGTTAGTGTTTCTACAGTATTGCCACTAATGCGCCAATCGCCTGTTTCAATTTTAGTTCCGTCAATATATGTAGTATCGCCGCCTGTTACAAAACTAACACCGTTTTCGGTATTAATTGTAAAGTCGCTAACTGCAAATGTTACATTTCCTGTTTCTTGGTTTACATAGAATAAATCGCCGACTCTAAAGTCGCCGTTATGATCAACAGAGTTGTATCGAACTCTTGCACCTTGAGTTTCTACTATTTCGTTTTCTTGTATAACAGTTCCAGTGTCATTGGTAACTTCTTTACCGTTACCGATGTATGCTAAGTTTTGTCCAATAGCATAAACAATTACGCCTAGGCCATCGCCTACAATACCGTAATTACCGTAAATAGCAGCAGAGCCAATCATACGTATCTCTGCACCAAACTCTCTTAAGTCAAAGTCCGTAATACTTGTTGCAGTTTCAACACCGTCTGAAATACTTTGTGGCGTTAAGTCAAAGCCAAATAAGTCTAAATAACCATTGACATATACGTCATCGCCGTCTATACTACTAATAGTTCCTGTAAGAACAGTAGAAGCATCTGTACTTGTAATAGTAAGAACATTGCCCGGTGTAAATGCACCAGACGTTCCTGCTAAAGTTAATTTTGTTTTACCTGCAGATCTACGGCCAGCCGTACCATCATATGCATACACTGACCTATTTGCAAAATATGTAAAGCTGTTTAGCCATTCAATTCGTGCACCGTTAGTTGCTGTGATACAATCAACGCCTGGTGTAATAAATGTTGCACTATGGAATAGCATTGCAGTATTAGCACTTGAAACGCTTGCAACACTACCATCAATAAGTGCGCCCTTACCTGCATCACCTGCATTAAATCCTCTTGGATCTTCTACAGTAGTTGTACTACCATTAGTAATTACTGTAACGTTTTTAATATATGGGCTGCGATTTGTTGCTGTATAGCCTGGTGCAAATTTAAATGCATATCCTGGACTATAGAAACCAGTAACAGTCAAGTCACTAACAGTAGTTTCGCCGTTTAACAAAATAGCATCATTTGTGTTTGTACCTACTGTAGGTGTTATTGTTACTCCACGAATGCCTTCGCCCTTCAATGTTACGCCTGCTGGTATAGTTAATGGAAATACTTCTTCATAAACGCCCGGAGACACATGAATAACATCGCCGGCAACTGCTTGGCTTAATGCAAATTTAATTGTTGCAAATGGATCCAATACATGGTCGCCTGATGCAGTATCGCTACCATTTGCTGCAACAAATATTAGGTTACCTGGACGTAATGTTACATCAATTCCGCCTAAATCTAAATCATCTGTATTAACACTTGATGCAATGAGTCTGTTAACCCAAACGTCATTCCACTCTTTGCCACCTGTAGTTGGATCACTACCTAAAGCATAAGTGTCGGTAGTTGTAGGAATAATATCAGAAGCAATTTCTGCGTTAAAAATAACGTTGTCTGTTGCTGCGTCACCAATTACAATATTACCGTCAGCACTAATATTACCAGTAGCATGAATATTTCCGTCTACATTTAAATTGCTGTGGACATTAACTGCTCCAGTGCCGTTAGGTCTAAATTCTAAGTTTGCATTTGAACTATTAGTTGTAATAGCATTGCCTTCGATATCAATGCTGTCTATTCTAATTTTGTTAAGCGCAACTACAGTATCCAGTGTTGCTAGATTTAAAAACTGATTAGTAGTGCTAATAGTGTTACCTTCAATAGTAACTTCACCAAGGTCTGCTCGTGTGTCTACTATTAAATTTGTTGTTTTGCTAGTGCCGGAAACTTGTAGTTCGTGTGTAGGACTCGTAGTCTTGATACCGATACGCTGATTATTGACATCTAAATATAATAAGTCTGTTTCAAAAGCTAAATCAATCCCATTACGGATTAGATTTTCCTTCAGCAACGGACCGGATATGCGACCTACAGCCATTTCGTCTCCTATACACGGGGATCCTGTCCCTCCAGCCTCATTTTCAGCTTACGCTCTTTGCGGGTTGACCACAGTTTGACTGTGTAAAGCATTGGTCGCGCCTTACACAATAGTATTTATCGTATTTGAGTTTTTGTGGGCGGTTACCCAAAGATTAGAGTGTATTCTAAGATAAGATCATTCATTTCTGCTTCGCTAATAGTTGCACTGCTACCAGCTGCTGATATGTATGTATTACCGTCCCAAGTTTCTAATATTTGTTCTTGTGTATTCCATCTAGTTAGCCCTACTTCAGGACTTACTGTTTGTTGTTCAGCTGTTGTTCCATAAGGTATTACTACACCAGTTTGAACATTAAATTTTACTTTACCGTACCCTGTGTTTTTAAGTATTAATGCCCCAGCATTATTATTTTGTATACTATTACTAGTTATAGTAGTACTATAAAGTGCTAATTTACCAGTTCCGTTTGCACGTAATTCTAAATTGCTATTAGATACATTTGTTCTAATATTATTAGTTTGGATTAAAATATCATCAACATCTAATCCGTGAATACTGATTCCGTCAGCATCTACATTACCTACTGCTACTTGATTTATAGTAAAATTAATAATATCATTAGTTGGATGTGTTAATACATTAGTTCTTCTATTAGCAGAATATACACCATTAAACGATAGGACTTTTGAATTATTAAATGCTTCAAATACGTTATCAGTAGTATTGAATCGTATACGATTATTTGCTACTTGTCGTTGTTCAGTTGTGCCAGCCGGTAAATTTATTGCGCCCGTTGCTGCGATTATTAGATTTCCATTAACAGCAAATGTAATATTAGTTGATGTAGTTTGTAGATTAGTATCTTTAAATCTAAAGTTTTCTAAAGTAATTCTAGAATCTAGTGATCTTAATTCTAAGTTACTATTTGAATTAGTAGTAGTAATAACGTTGTCATAAAGTTTGATATTAGAACTTAATTCAAATTCTTCTGCACTAAGCGATTGAATTGTATTAATATTAACAGAGTTGAGTGTGCCTAAATACACGTTATCAATAACTTGTACATTATTATCAGGTACAGATAAGATACCTGTTCCGTTTGCACGTAAGTCTAGATCTGCATTTGATTCAGTTGTTTCGATATAGTTGTCATTAAACAATATATCATCAAATTGTATTTCGCTTTCGATGTTAGTAGAACTTACTGTAACATTGCCTATAACGTTTAGATTACCTGTTTGATTTCTATCACCTGTTTGCGTTACAGTGCCAATAACAATTAGATCATCAATATCTGTATTTCTATTAACTGTTAAGTCGGTATCAATTGTAACATTATTTGCTGGAACAACTACGTTTCTGTCAGCACGCAGTTCTAAATTTTCGTTTGAAATAGTTGTAGATACAAAATTATCATCAATTTGAATAATGCTATCTGTAATAACAATATCATTAAGATCTAAATCTTGTATTACAGTAATATCATTTGCTATAATCGATGATACAAACAAGTCATTAGTTACTCTAACATCGTTGGCTGGGAAAGAAACATTTCCTGTGCCGTTTGCTTGCATTATGAAATCTGCTCTATAATAATCACCTAAGAATAAATTGCTGTTATATTTTCCTGGGTTTGCATATTCATCTTCTAACAGTTGTTCAACAATAGGATATAAGAATTCGTCAAATGTAGTATTATTAGTAGTTCCGTTTGCAACATACTGTAACCAAGCAAGTGAATCTGCTGAAGTTAATGTTCCGCTAGCATTTACATCAATGTATGAGTATGCGTATGGTACGCTAGTTCCGTTAGCAAGAAAGTTAATTAAATTCTTTTCAGTTTGTTCAGCATAGTCGTCAGCAGTTGCTCCGTTTAATTGCATATCTTTAACAATCTGCGGAATTGATAACGGATCATATGGATCGTTAGGATTTAATCTAAGATCTTCTCTAATGTTTCTTAAAACATTATCATTAAAATTAAAACTACTTAATGTTGCTTCGTTACTAACAGTTAAGTTACCGGTAACAATAGTATTACCAGTTTGTGATATATCTCCAGTTTGTGATATATCTCCAGTTTGTACAGTATTTCCTGTTATGTTAACTTGTAGAGGAGTTATAGTTTCAACAAGACCGATATCTTCAATTAACGATACCACATCCCATTCAACAATATTATCTACTGCACGAAAGATAATGCTAATTGCAGAACCTACAGGTTCAAATGATGCAGTCAGTATCTGATCGGCAACTAAGCCCGAAGATTCATTCCACTCAAATAAGGTGCCTACTCCTGATTCAAATATTCTCAAATAAAATGCATTAGCGTTTGCTGCACTTCTAAATGTTGTAGTAAAATCATAAGTTTTTCCTGCTTCTACAGATACTACTTGAGAAATGTTTCTTGCACTTCCTGTTGCAATAATACGCAAGTTACCATCAATAGCTGTAGCAGAACCACCGCCAGTTTGAGACCACCCTACTAAGTTACTATCAAATGTTCCGTTAACTATTAACTCTGGACCGTATTGATAAGATATAAAACTATCTTTCAATGTTGTCTGTTTAACAACAGTAAGATCATTATCTATAACTACATTATTAGTCGGAATTAATATAGTGCCCGTTCCATTAGCACGTAATTCTAAATTTGCATTACTTTCATCACTAGTAATATAGTTTTCATCGCTGGTAATATTTCCAGCTTGCATTCTACCTAAGTAAACATTGTTCCATTGCTTAACTTCGGTTCCTAAGTCGTGTACTAATGTTTGATGCGGATTAAAGTTTTGTTCAAAATTAACATTAAAGTCTACAGTATCAGTTGCTTGGTTACCTGCTAAGTTTAATGTGCCACCGAAACTAAAATTATCACGAATAACTAAATTGTTTGTAATGAGTGTGTTATCATTAAAGTTAATTGTATTAGAACCGCCTGACAATTCTAAATCGCCTGACACTGTTAAAATATCATTATTTAAAATTTCAATGTTGCCAGTATTAACTATATTTCCGTTAATGACCGTAGATTGACCAGATGTGTTAATTACCAAACCGCTTAGTGATTCAACGTCACCTGTATCAATAGTTAAACTTGTATTACCAGTTTCTAAATCAATAAAGAAGTTGTTACCGACTCTAAAGTTACCTAACTGATCAGTACTAACATAATGTACCCTACCGGTGTTTAATTCAACAGTTTCGTTAGCTTGAATAACTGTTGATTGATCATTAGTAGTACTTGTGCCTGCACCGATGTATGCAAAGTTATGCTGTATTAGATACATCAATGTATCAGCACCGTCTGCTACTGCACCGTATGTTCCGTATACGTTTGCTGATCCAATTGAACGTAGTTCTGCACCGTAATGTACTGTGCTTCCGTCTTCTGACGTTCTACCAGTTACACCTGCAAACGCATACAACCCTCTGTTAGCAAAGTAAGTAAAACTGTTAAGCCATTCTACTCTAACGCCATTAGTCATATTAATAACATCTGCGTTAGGAGCAATAAATGTACAACTATGGAATAGCATCGTAGCTAACGTACTTGCTGTATTAAGTTCTGAACCGTCTATCCATGCGCCACGACCAGCATCTCCTACGCCTTCACTTGTTTCTTGTGTAATTACAGTTACGTTTTGAACGTATGGCGAGCGATCACTTATAATTGTATTTGGTGCAAATCTAAATGCATAACCTGTGTTATTTCCGCTGTCGTAATAAAAGTTTTTAATAGTTAAGTCAGACACTGTGCTGTTATTAGACAGGTGGAATACATCTTCACTCTGGCTACTTGTGTCCGGAACAATGACACAGTTTCTTATGTCTTCGCCGACAATACTGACATTGTTTGGAACAACTAACGGAAGTGCTTCTTGGTATTCACCCGGAGTAACATAAATGACAAATGGTTGTCCATCGCTAGAATCTGCTGCTTGTAATGCTCTGCCTATAGTAGCAAACGGACTTAATACATGATCGCCTTTATTTGCATCATCTCCGTTTTGTGAAACATATAATTTTCCACCGTTTCGAAAGTCAATATCAATGCCGCCAACTGCTAGTGCTGCAACATTTACTGCGGTTCCATTGAGTAAGTTAGTATATAATGTATCCCAACGCTTTTCTTCAGAACCTATGTTATAGGTATTGCGTTGATCAGGAATGATATTTGAAGTAACTACTGCATTAAAATCTACGGTATCAAGTGCTTGGTTACCTAATGTGATAGTACCATCAAAAGTAATATCACCTTGAGCGTGTATATTTCCAAATACATTTAAATCATTAATAATTTCTGTTGTTTTATAAGTTATAGGCCTAATTGTAATAGAGTTATCCCACCATCCTGCTACAAAATTTGGAATAGTTGGAGCATCGATATTCATAACATCTCGATAAACAAGAGAATCTTCCCATGATAAGACAGTAAACGGATAATCAACACCGCTAAATGTTATAATACCAATGTCGCCTGGCTCAAATGTTTGTATTGCTTGCCAAGTAGCACTTGTTGGTTCCCCTGTTCCTATATACTGATTTGGTAATACTTTTTGTACAAATGCCTCGCCGCCACTGAATGTACTTGTAACTACGCCGTCGTTTGGCGGAAGGCCTGCGCCAAACGGTTTTAAATCAACATCAGCATTTGATTCTATTGTACTAATAATATTATCGCTAATACGAATAGTGCCGTTTTCCATATTAGCCATTACTATAGCATCGGCAGCATTTAAATAAATGTCGCCAACTAACACACCTAATGTATTATTTTCAATTGTATAGTTTGCTATTGAATTAGTTGTAGATACTAGATTTGTAGACCTAGCAGTTCCATTAACTTCTAATTCGTACCCTGTTGTACTTTTATTAATACCTATCTTGCCGCTGTTTACATCAAGATAAAGTAGCTGAGTAGTCGATAGGTTATTTCTAAACGCAAGATTAATACCATTGCGCTCAAGGTTTGCTGTTAATAATGGTCCGGATATTCTACCGACTTGTGCCATGCCCTACTCCTATATGTAGTATTTATAGGATTACTTGTCGAAGTTGTGTAGTACTGTTATTGGTTTATCTAAATCAGGAGCAGATGTAAATTTAATATACCATCCGTCTGCGTATGGTGCATTAGGACCGGCTAAACTTCCTGACACACTTTGTTCTAATGTATAGTTAGTAGTTGCAAGTTGAAAAACGTTTTCTACTAAAACTAATACGTTTTGTGCTGCTGCTGGCACTGGGTAATCTGCATCTCCGCTAGCAAGTGGCCCGAATACAGTTTCGTCGGCATCACCATTGCCTAAATTTTGTTGTACAATTCCTGGATCTTGATTTGGCTCTTTAAAACGTAGTTCTCTCCAAGCGCCATTTTGATATGCTTCAAATTGTTCATCAGTTGTATTGTATCTTAAATGCCCATTATTAGGTGATGACGGACGTTCTGCTAATGTACCTTTCGGTACTAGCATAACATTAGTTGATTCAAGTATTACTTGATCATTTATATCATATTTTACTCCGCGTCCTAAGACACTGCGTAAATTTGTTGTCTGGGCTTTAATTAATCTCATTATACTTCCAAATAACTTATTGTTGCTGCTAAGTCAGTTAAACTGCTGCCTATGTCTGGACTTGCTACAAATACAATAGCATCTCCTGCTTCAAGTACAATTCTTTCGCTATCAAAAGTAAATGTTTCTGCTGCCGGTAATGTTAAATTATTAATTACTCGTGTAACTTTATTATTTAAAGAACTTCCATCAGGTATTAAATGCATGTCAAAATTTGCATCAGCTGAACCTGTATTACATACTAAAATGTTTGTAATTGCATAGCTCTTTCCTGCCGGTACGCCTTGACTGCTTGCTTGATCAATAATATCTAATGCAGTTGTCTTTAATTGTGCGTTTACTATTGCCATTTGTTTTCCTTAAAAAAGCATACTAAAAAGTAATGCTCTATTTTTACTTATTATTTCGTCTGTTTTGTTATCTTCATTTACAAAGTATAAACCAGAGCCTCCAGTACTTTCAGTTGTAGAATATAACTTAATTCCACTGTCAGGTGCAACTGCTGTAGGTAATCCAACATCATCATCGTACGGAGTTGCTGTAATTTCTAGTGCATCTTTCACTACAACACTTTGCGGGCCATTGGCACTTAAAATCAAATCTTTATTAGTGTCAGTAGTAGTAATTAAATTATCAATAATTTCAATACTGTTTAACGAAAGTCTGTTTGTATAAAAATTAGCTGTCTCTATTCCATCAACAGTTACTCTAATTCTGCTTTCGCCTAATCCGGCACCAACATCTAAAACTGCAACTTCTGAATCATTTTGTGCAATATTATCATCGTTGTATATTGACAATTCATAAGCAACATAATCTTGTACACCTTTGGCATTCGGAATAAAGTCGTTATTTAAAATTACACCACTTCCTGAATCAGTTATTACTCCTGCAACATAATTGTAAACGTTTTCTTCGTAATCAACTGTACCAGCTACATTAATTGCACTGTTAGGAGTTGTTATGTACAACGGTCCTTCTGCATTAATGCTATTAACATTAAGTGGAAGAAATGCACCAGTTTCGTCTTCCAACCTAAATGCTCCATTGCCGCTGCTTCCGCCAGCAACATACGGACTTTGTTCATCAAATACTAATCTTGCTGTAGGTAAACTACCGCGATCTATTTCGATGCCAGCTTTATAGTCGAAGCTGGCACGTATTCCAGCACCAGCTTCTCCTTCGTTTAGTGTTAGTATGTTATCAGCAATAGTAGTAACAGTAGACTCTACAGTAGTTGTAGTGCCTCTAACTTCTAAGTCGCCAGTAATTACAACAACTCCTCTAGGAGTTATTGCGCCACTAGTAGTATCTAAGTAGATAGTTCCGGTATCACCGTTATCTACTATGATTCTATAGTCACCGTCTGTTACTCTTAATACCTTTGACATACTATTATCCTAAAATTAGATAGCTGTTAGAACAATATAATCGCTTGAACTATCGTTTTCTAATACCCATTTGTAACGGTTGCCGCTGAAGTCAGTAGCTACACGTTTAGTAATTTTTCTAATCGGAGTAGGTGCTGATCCATTACCATCTACATATCCATTGATGCGCATTTGGCCTTCTGCTGTTGGAACTGTAGCTTGTAATACACAAGTACCTAAGTCGCCATCTTGGTTAGCAACTACAAAAGTTTTTGCGCCGCGTTGCTTAACAATATAAGCAAAGTTTGTTGTTGTGTTATATGTTGCATCAGTGTATGCTTGATCAGTATATGCTTCTACGCGAATACCAGTTGCTGTGCTTAGTGGTGTACCAATAGCGTCTGTGCCAAGTACATCTTTCTTTAGTGGACGTCCCATTTGTTTCTCCTTATAAAACGTTCTAGGTCTACGCAGTGGGTCAGTTCTGCATAAGTCTATCATTTCGATAGCACGATTTACGACATAAGTATTTATCAAAGTTTACTCAAGTCATAAAAATAGGCCCCGAAGGGCCTATTTTAGTTTCAGTAATAAATTACTGGAATGATACGCTTGCGTAAGCAGTCATACCAACTTTAGCTAGGTAATCAGCAGCATTGCCAAGTGACGATGCTGTGTTGTTTAGCTCAACATAACCATAACGTGTCATGAATGATACGACTGGTTCGAATGTTGCTGGATCTAGTACAACACCTGAAGACATTAGCGGGATGTATGGGCAGTAGAATGCCGCTGCATCTGACTCGCTAGCACCTTTGTAACCGATAAGTACGTCAGCACTATCAGCAGCATATGTGTTAACATAAACTTTCATAGCGTTGTTCAATGTACCAACCATCTTAGTGTTAGTTGGAGCTTCGAATGTACCTTCAGTAGTACGAGCAAACGCTGAAGTAGTTGCAGATTGTAGGATTGTTAACGCGAATGGCGATACAACAGCCCAGTTACCTGCGCCACGACGTGTGCGCTGTGCAATCTTGTTTGCTTCACGGTTGATTAGAACAGCTAGTGCAGCATGCTCGTCACCAACGAAAGTAGCAGTACCAGAAACAGTAGATTGATCATACTGTGAACCAGCTGTACCAGCAAGAGTGCTTAGTGAACCAAGAACTTCTTGGTCGATTTCAGCAGTAATCTCTTGAGCAAGTGCTGCCATGATTTCTGCTTCAACGTCAATACCGTGCATTGACTGTGCATCCTGAGCAGCTTCAAAAGTCCAACGAGCTGATAGCTTGCGTGACTTAGCTTCTACAGTTTGCTTCAAGATCTGGATGCTTAGTTTATTACCAGCAGCACCTTCTAGTGCAGCAGTTGCGGCTGCTTTACCAGTTGAAGTGTTACCTGAATATGCTTCAGCAATCTTGAATGGGCTTAGTGCCTCTTCACCAGCTACGGCGCCTGATGCACCTGAGCCAGCTGTGTCGCTATAGCGAACACGTAGTGTGTGGATTTGACCCACTGGACCAGTCATAGGCTGAACACCAACTAACTCGTTAGCAATAACGGTTGGCATTACACGTCTAATGACAGGTAAAATAACTCTGTTAAGAGTTGCGACATTACCGGCTGATGTTGCACCTGCAGTTGCACTCTCTGAAAGATACTTGCGAGTATTTTCCAAAGTAGTTGCCATTACAGATTTCTTAGTGCCACTTAGGCCTTCGAGTAGTGCGCTTTTTGTATCAGACCAGCGGCTTTCTAGTAGTTCCGACATAGTTTTCTCCTTATTTTAAACCAGCTAAACGTCTAATGTCAACGACATTATCATCTTGCATTGAACTAACGTTAATTTGTGTATCTCTGTTGCCTGTGATTTCTTTTGCCTCTGATAAGACTGCCTTCTTTGCCGGAGTATGTCCATCAATAACTGATGGTAGGTACTTGTCAAAAGACTTTTGAAGTCTATCGGTTTGTACTGATTCCAGTAAATCTGTCATGATTTCTCTTTGACCTTTATTCAAAGGTGCTAAGAGTTCATTAAGTCTGTTTTTGCGTTCAGCAATAGCTGTTATACGCTTAATTTCGGCTTCTTTAGATTCTGCTAATACTTTTGCTTTAGTAGCAAATGCTTTAGCTTCAGCTAACTGCTTGTCTTTCATAGCAACAACTTGCATTAATTTTGCAGTTTCTGAATTTTCGTTCAGATGGCTTGTTGCATATTCTGAAGCAAATGCTTCGAACAATTTACGACCGAAATCGTTTCTACGTGCTTCTTCAATATCTTCTTTAAGCTGAGTCATTTCTCCCTTAAGAGTTGATTCAACAATAGCAGATACTTTAGCTGCACTCTTTGCGATAAAAGTTTGTTTAACTTCTGCAAATTTTGTTTTAGCTTCTTTAATAAGTTTTACCTTAGTTTCAGCTAAGTCTTTTTTGTCTTCGTGGAATTCTGCAATTTCTTTTGCAAGTGCATCGACGATGAAATTCTCAAGCATGCTAAACTTGCTAGCAATTGCCTTTTGATCTTCATGCAATTCAGAAACTTCTTTTGCTAGTGACTCAGTAACAAAGCGCTTCATTAGGTCTGCGTTTTCACGCATAGCTACTGCATACTTTGCTTTTGCTTCTGCTAGTTGTTTGCGATCTTCTGCAAACTCAGCAATTTCTTCTGCAAGACGCTCAGAAAGCATAGAGTCGATAGCTTCAACCATAGTTGACTTATCATGCTCATACTTCTTTGCAAATTCTTCACGTAACTCAGCAGTTACCTGCATTTTGTTTTCTTGAATCTTTGCATTCCATGCGCCTTCGATGTCTGCACGTACTTCTTCTGATACTACATCATTTTCGAAAAGTGTTTTAAGTGCTTCCAACATATTTTGTCTCCTTTTATTGGAGTCGACTGATTATATTAATCAGCGATTCTTTTAAGTACTTCTGTGCCTTAGTGTCGTGTTTTGTTGCCTGTGCTAATTCATATGCCTTATACCCTCCACGAGCATTCATAAGATGCTCATAGATTGGTGTAGGATATGCTCCAGGGGCGCTAGGCTGGGCCACGACGTCCACTGTGATAATTTCGAAGTCGCTAACGTTACCGCTACCGTCTTCACTAACATTTCCAGATCCACGTGATGAAACACCTAGTTTCACACCGCTTTCAAGCATAGTGCGAACTAGGTTTCCCATTGGAGTTGGTAATATCTTTAGTTTTCCGTAACCGTTTGGGCCATCCATCCAGCATTCGCTGATCATATGACTTACACGATCCAAGTTAATGTTAAGACCTTCTGGATGATCAACTTCACCGAGTACACTGTATCCACCCTCGATTTGTTCGCTGAGAGTTTTGACAGCCCTGCCAATTTCATTCACAGGATACACACGCTGGTTAGCGTTGCGTACTCCGCCCTGTATACAAATGCCCTTCATATACAGGTCTTTTCCTTCGTTAGCAGACTCAACGACAATTTTCGCTTGGTCGAAACTTAGGTGTTCTCGTAAGTTTTTCATTCAAACTTCCTTACTTATTTGCCGACGATAGATTTTTTATTGTCAGCAGTCTCTGGCTTGCCCTTTTTCTCAGCGCCGTGGCCAGGTTGTGATGCTGTTTTAGTAGCACCTTTAGCGCCAGGAACATTTACGTTTCCAGCGTTATCTTCTTTAGCAGTAGGAGCAGCTAGTCCACCTTTAGTGCCTTCGCCTTTGCTTACGCCTGCTTTTGCGATGTTAGCAGTTGTACCGCCCATGTCGTTTTTACCAGCAACAGTTGACTTAGTGTTAGCACCGTTGTCGCCCATTTTAGCAGTTACTTTTTCAACATACTCGCGCATTTGCTCGCCTGCTGTTTTAGGAGTCTTTGACTCTTCAACTTCTTCATCAGCTGCTTCAAAGTTAAATGATTCTTCTTCTGGCTCTTCTTCGCCTTCGTCTTCTTCACCTTCTTCGTCGCCCATGTCCATGTCCATGTCGCCGTGCTCTTCTTCACCAGCTTCACCAGCCATCATAGCTTCAAATTCTGCTTTTAATTCTTCAAGTGCGTCTTCTAGGTCTTCAACACGATCTTCCATGTCGCCTTCTTCGCCTTCTTCGTCGCCCATGTCCATATCTGAACCCATGTCGTCAGCAGCAGGCGGCTGCATGTCGCCCATCATTGCGTCCATTGGATCTGCTTCAACTTCAAATTCGTCTAGGTTAAAATCTTCGTCGAGCTCTGCGTCATCTTCTGACTCGTCGACTTCTTCGTCGTCTGCTTCATCAACTTCTTCATCAGTTGACTCTTCAACTTCGTCATCTTCTAGATCTGATTCTAGTAGTGATTCGTAAATATCACGAGACTTTTCAACTACAATCTCGTGGAATAATTCTTCTGCGCCTGCTTTGTCTTCATTGACAAGTTTTTCAAGCATCTGTTCAAACTTATTTAAATCTGCCATTTTTTTCTCCTATAAATGTGTACCTATGGTAAGGCTGTCACTTGTATTTACTATATATAAGAAATATGGTATGATAATAGGCTCAAAACGAGCCATTTAGGGCAGAGAGTACATTTTTTTGAATGTATCTACAGTAATATGTGTTAAGTTAGCTATTTTATTTAGTTCATCAGGAATAAAATTATCTGGTGCTATTACTCTTACATACTTAATTCTACCGTTTGATTCTATAACATTTTTAGTTTGACGAAGCCAATTACCGTAATAAGTTGCAGTATCGTTACTACGTTTATAGTTTTCAGTATCAGCATAAATGTTATTAAAAGTTTTTCCGCTGTTATTACCTTTGTAATCAAACCCTAAAATGTATATTGTTGTGTAGTTGTGTTGACTTGCTAACCATAATGCGGTAGGACCGCTGCTCCATCCTTTACTAGGTTGAAAGAAATTAAATCCTTCCATCGATGAATAAAGTTTATTTGGATTTGTCCATACTTGATTAGTCTTTTGATATCCTGCTTTATTAATTTCTACAATCATTTTTGTATCAACGGCAATTAGATAATCAGGCGAGAAACTTCTATACAATGCATTACATCCGTACACTTTTCCTAGTTTCTGCAGAGCGATAGGATCTATCCCATCTCTACTTGTGCCATTACCTAACACAAAAGAAATTGGAGTTTTTAATCGAAGGTGTTCCTGTATAGGAATAGATGATACAATTTTTGAGGCAGCTTTTTCTGCTTTTGCAGCAGCTTTTAATGCTTTGTATTGATCTTTTGTATATTGAGTTTTATCTATCTTTGCCATTACACTCCGGCAGCGGCTGCTTGTGCTGCTATTCCATACATTTGTCTAACGAAATCTAATTCACCAGCTTTCTCAGTTGTATGTAGCTCACTTGCTTTCCTTGCACGGTTTATTTGGCGTAGGGTAAGACGTGTTTTACGAGTGTCGTTCATTTTAACAATACTGTCGTCGTACTGAGGATCATATCGATCATCCTCAGTAGGTTCGATTGTTTCTTTGTCAAAGTAAAATAGCTCACGTAATATCATATTGTATTTATATCGTTTGTGCCGTTGCTGCTCCGCCCGCCGGTGCTGCTCCTGGTGCTGTTCCTGTAGCAGTCTCTGGTGGTGCTGCTTCTCCGCCTACTTCAGGCTCGCCTTCGTCTGGTAAAATGTCTTCAGCGCCGTCAATGTCTGCACTAATGCCTGCACTACTAATACCAGCTGTACGCATTTCTGCGCTTGCGTCTTCACCGTTAGCAGTAATGTTTTCGTCGTTTTCTTCTTTCCATAGACGTTCATTTTCTGCAACTTCTTCTTCACTCATACCTAAGAAACGCATCATAGCAAAGCGATTTGAAATATAAGGTATAGCACTCATTTGTGTAAATGTTGGTACACGAGCATTGTCAAGTTCTGATTGACGATATGCTGCAAAGTTTTGCGGAGTTTCAAATTCAAGAT